AACTATTCCTATTTTATATTGATATACTTTTGAAAAAGGTCGGGGCATTTACGCTCCGACCTTGATCTTTGCTCCGTTGTAGAAAACAAATGTGATTTTTCCATCCTTGTGGACGATGGCTTTTTCAATCATCACCGTCCAGATGGTGTTGTTCCAGTCGTGCATAACTTCCGGCTGTTTTTTAAGAGTGCGGATATAAAGGGCCATCTTCTTGTCCTGCTGGCTACGGGCGGTGCGCAGAGTCTGCAACCGCTCCAGTTCCGCAGCCGCCTTTTCGTACCGTTCGGTGAGGGCTTCGTACTTTTTGAGGTAGGCTTCCTGGGACTGTGCCGTGGATGCGTTTTCCTTGACTACCGCCTTGACCAGTTCGGCAACCACCTGGGTTTCTTCAAGCTGCCGTTCAATATCGGCGTCCATTGTTCCGAAATCCATCAGCCGCGCACGCCACGCTTCACACTGCTTAATGATCTGCACCCGATCCTGCATCATCAGATTGTAGGCTTTTATGAAAAGCCGCTGTATGGTTTCGGTGTCCACCACAGGAGTGTGGCAGCGTTCCTCGTTTGCAAATTTGCCGTTGCACTGCCAGATGGTGCGACGGTACTGGTCGGTGGAGTGCCATACCTTGGGACCGAAGAAGGCACCGCAATCCTCGCAGACCAGTTTGGCAGAAAGGACGCTTTTGCCGCTGTAGGCTTTGCCCAAGGCCTTCCGTCTGGCAATCTCTGCCTGCACCTGTTCCCATTCGTCCGGCTCGATGATGGCGGGATGACTGCCCGTCACATAATACTGTGGGACTTCACCCTCGTTGGGCTTCATTTTCTTTTCCAGGAAGTCTACTGTGAACTTCTTCTGCGTAATAACTACGGCATTGATACAATTTAATTTTCCCTCTGCGTTTGAACCCACTGAGTTCATCAACGGGTTCATTTGAACCCACCCTGTAAAAACCGCAGAAACACGGCGTTTTCGGCGCTTTTCAGAGGAATAGAGCCGAGCCAGGATGCCGTTGCAGAACGGATGGTGTTGCTGCCGAAGGTTTCATTTTTGCTCGGAATATCTATAAAAGGAAAAAGTGTGACTATGATTTTACCCATAAAAAATGAGGGTATTTTCATAGTCACACTTGGTTTTTTCGAAGCATTTATACTGTGATTTTTATGCCGGACTGAAAGATGAATGTCAGCTTCCCGTTGGCATTTACAACGACCCTGTCGAGCGTTTTTAGCATGAGCGGATAACTGAACTCGTTGATTTTTCCGATCTCATCAATCAGAAGACACATCTCTTCCGCACGGTATCGGACGAGGATGTCCTCGGCATTATCGACCGTTGACCGCAGCGTTGCCTGATAGCGGAGCTTCTTTGCCACGATGAGATTCCACGCTCGGCAAAATGCCTTCTGCGGCAGGTCAATCGAAATGCGGATATCTGTGCAGAGCATCGGTCTTTCCTTCGGCGGTTTGCAGTAGCGTTCTCTGTATGCGATCAGTTCTGGCGAGGCATTGAGGTTGAAGGTTGCCTTGTGCGGCGGCGTATATGTTTGACCTGGCACTTCGACCGCTGATTGCGTCTTTCGGCTCATACATCGGTATGCGGCAAGGGGCTGCTTATTGGTGGTCGTATAATGATAATAGTAGTAAGGCTTACCGCAAATGCCGCAGAACAGTTTCCCTGTAAACGGATACCGCTCATTTGGTGCCTGCCTGTGCGGTGTATGTCTTGCCGCAACAGCCTGTGCCAGCTTCCATGTCTCTTTATCCACGATTGCCGGAAGGCAGTCTTCTACCAGATATTTCGGCAATTCTCCGTTGTTTCTGACTTGCTGATGTGTGATAGGATTTGCAATGAATGCCTTCTGAAACAGGCAGTCACCGCAGTATTTCTCATTTCGGATAATGTGCTGAACGGTGGTCTTCGCCCAGGAAGCACCCGGCATTCTGGTCGGCACTTCATCGGCAATGAGCCTGTCGGCGATTTCACCGTAGCTGTAGCCGTCAATAAAGTCCTTGTATATTCTCCGAACCAGTTCGGCTTCATCTTCTACAACGGTTACGACACCCTTATTCTGCCGAAAGCCATACATTCCGTTGAGCGTGATGCTCCCCGTAATGCCTTGCTCATACCTTCTTCGCTTGCCCCATTTTATGTTTGCCGACATCGTTTCGGACTCGGACTCGGCAAACGCAGCCATCAGTGTGAGCATGAGTTCGCCGGATGATTCCGTGGAGTGGATGTTCTCTTTTTCAAAGAAAACATCAATTCCCAAAGTCCGAAGTTCACGGATATAAATAAGCGTATCCACGGTGTTCCTTCCAAACCGGGATACGCTTTTTGTCCATATGCAATCTATAAGGCCATTTCGGCAGTCCTCAATCATTTTCATAAATTGCGGTCGGTTTTCCGCTTGGGTGCCGGAGAGTCCCTCTTCAGCGTAGATGCCGACAAAGAGAGCGGTGTTATCGTTCTCGAATCGGCTGCGGTAGAAATCGATCTGATTTGCCAGACTGTTCAGTTGTTCATCACTTCGGCTTGAAACTCGGCAGTAGGCGGCGATGCGTTGCTTGCCGGGTTCTTTTCTGTGAGGGGTGATTACAAGCAGATTTTTATCCGTCATTGCCGTCAACCTCCTGCGGCTTATTGCGTTTCGTGTAAGGACGGACACCGTTTTTGATTGGCACTGTCTTTTCGGTTCCGTCCCGGAAGGTAAAGGTAATCGTACAGTTACGGTTGACCGTAGCGTAATTGATGACCGCCTGCCATACAAGTGGGTCGAACTTTGCAAGCGGAGCATCATGCTTCATAAGCTCGTTCAGAAAGCCGGTTATCTGCACACGCTTGGCGGCACAGGCGGCTATCTTCAAATCAAGCTCCTGCTTGAGCCGAGCCATTGTATCGAGCCGCTCCTCATATTCTTGGAGTTTTTCATGGATATCATCGGCGGTGTCCTGTCGGCTGTAAGTCATCAGAAGGCTTCTTATCAGCATCTGAACTTCGCCGCAGCCGTTGTTCAAATCCTCAAGCTGTCTGCGGTACTCGCTGTCATCGGTAACGGCATCGATGCAAAGGCGGTAGTTTTCCATGATTTCGTCCTTGTCGGCGATCAGCCCGTTAAACACTTCAACGAAGGCCTCTTCAAAGCTTTCCTCCTTGAGGGTCGGTGTTTCGCAGTGTTTTCGTTTCTGGAACTTGGCATTGCAATGCCAGTGCCATGCCGTGTACTTGGTGCTTGAATGCCATATCTTTCTGCCGTAGTACCCGCCGCAGTCACCACAAATGATACGGCTTGAGAAAATGGACACACATTGCATATTGCTTCCGGCTTCCTTTCTGCGGCGCATTTCTTCCTGCACCATCTGGTAGGTTTCCGGGGAAACAATAGGCTCATGGTCTTTTTCAATGTAGTACATGGGTAGTTCGCCTGTGTTGGGACGCTTCTCTTTCGTAAGGTACGATACCGTTATTTCCTTCTGAAGTATAGCTGCCCCGTAATACTTCTCGTTCTTCAGAATGTTCAGCACCGTGGAAGCCTGCCACACCTTCTTGTGACCGGGCGTTTCAATGCCGTCAGCGGTCAGCCCTTTCGCAATGCCGCCCGGAGTTTTTCCGGCGAGGAACTCCGCATAAATTCTCCGCACGATTTTTGCCTGCTCCTCATTGATAACAAGCTCCCCATCGGGACCCTTGTCATAACCGAGGAAATTGGAATAGCCGAGGCTGACCTTTCCGTCCGCGAAGGACTTTCTTCGACCCCATGAGGTGTTCTCTGAAATCGACCTTGCTTCTTCCTGTGCCAGCGAGGACATGATCGTAAGCAGCAGTTCTCCCTTGGCATCGAGAGTGTAAATGTTCTCTTTCTCGAAAAACACCTCCACACCTTTCTCCTTGAGCTGCCGGATGGTAACAAGGCTGTCGACTGTGTTTCGTGCGAAGCGGCTGACGGACTTGGTGAGAATGAGGTCGATTTTCCCGGCAAGGGCATCTTCTATCATTCTGTTGAAGCCGTCACGCTTTTTGGTGTTCGTACCGGTGATACCCTCATCGGAATACACCTCGACAAAGACCCATTCCGGGTTCGCCTGAATTTTCTGCGTGTAATAACTGACCTGCGCATCAAAGGAGTTTTCCTGTTCTTCCTTTGCCGTTGAAACACGGGCATAGGCTGCGACCTTTCGCTTTCGGGTGAAAGTCGAATACTGTGCCGACAGCGTTGGCTTCGTGGCTTCAATTTTTTTGACTGTCTTATTTGCCATGACTTGTGTTCCTTTCCTTCGTCTTTCTTCCGGCGGCGGCTTTCATTTCATCTGTCCAGCTTTCGGAGCGTGAACGGTCTTTCCACACATATTCAGCGGTTGAACCGTCCATAAAAATGAAACGGAGCAGATTTCCCGGATGGGCCTCTATCGTGCAAATCTGCGTTTCAAATGCCTCGTCCGAAAATCCGTCCGTTTTTAAAATTTCTGTCGCCGCCCTTTTCAGCGTTTCCTCCGGGATGACCTTTGAGTCCGGGCAGTATTTCTTTCCTTTGGAGTTGTAGGTCGAACAGCACCAGACGATGTTATAAGGTGTTGTCTTTCGGCGATAATTCTTTCCGCAGCATGAGCATTGGATTTTCCCGGTAAAACTGCTTTTCGAACCAACCGGCTGTGTTTTTTCTTTTGCTCTGCGTTTCAATTCATCTTGAACCGCCATAAAGATCTGTCTGGTAACCACCGCCGGATGATCATCCTCGACAAAATACTGTGGAAGTTCCCCGGTGTTGTGGCATTTTCTTTTTGTAAGATGGTTTTCACGATATACTTTTTGAAGCAAAAGGTCTCCGCAATATTTCTCGTTTGTCAGGACTTTTCGCACGGTTGTCGGATGCCATTCATTTCCGAAGATGCTGTACATCCCTTCTTCGTTCAGTGTGTTGGCGATTTTCTGAAGCCCGCATCCGGCAAGGTATAAATCAAATATTCGTTTTGCGATTTCGGCTTCTTCTTCAATGAGCGTTATTTCTCCGTTCACCAGGCGGTATCCGAGCATTGTGCAGGTGGATGCCCGTCCTTCCTCAAAGCCCTTGCGGATTCGCCATTTGCAGTTGTCGCTGCACGAAAGGCTCTCTGCCTGGGCGAAAGAAGCGAGGAGCGTCAGCATGACTTCTCCCTCGGCACTCAAGGTGTAAATGTTCTGTTCTTCAAAGAAAACATCCACACCGAGGCTTTTGAGTTCACGCACGGTTTCCAGAAGCGTGACCGTGTTCCTCGCAAACCGAGATATGCTCTTGGTAATGACCATATCGATGTTTCCGCTCCTGCATTCGGTCAAGAGAAGCTGAAACTGCTCACGGTTGTCCTTGGTGCCTGTTTTCGATTCGTCAGCGTAGACTCCGGCAAACCGCCATTCCGGGTTCATCATAATGAAGTTACGGTAATAATCGATCTGCGCCGCCAAGGAATGCAGCATGGTGTCCTTGCCGCAGGAAACTCTGGCATAGGCCGCCACACGTTTTGTACAAGGGGTTTCCGCTACGGCAGGGGCAATGTTTACGATAGTTTTTTTCATTGTATCCCTCCTTTGGTATCGGACATATTAACTCTGATTTTGAAATATATCCAGTCAATTTGGAGGAATAAATTGAACGAAAACAGGAAGGTATTTTTCGGTGAGTATTGTGTCTATCACACGATAATCCTCTGTGGAAATCTGTCCGCTTTTCAGCATTAGCCGAAACGGTGCAATGCTCGCCTGATATTTGATTTCCGCTGTTATCTGCTCTTTAGTCATGGGCTTCACCGCCTTTGAACCTTGTCTCCACATAGCATTCGTGGGAACAGTATTTTCTGCGGCTGTTTCCATAGGCGGTAAAGGACTGACCGCATCCGGGACAAACATATTCATAAACCGCTTTCTGTCCGACACGCTCCGGGTGAGCGTTCCACCATTTCTGTCTACACTCCGGCGAACAGAAACGCTTCGGTTTTCTGCCGGATATCTGCGTTATCGGCTTTCCGCATTCCGGGCAGATTCCCGCTGCCTCTTTCGGTTCTTCGGTGCTGTCGACCGTGATGTTGTTTCGGCGGCAGAAGGTCTTGACGGTATCTCTCGAAACGGACAGAGCTTTGGATATTTCAGAATAGCCGCATCCGGCTTTTCTCATTTCGGCTATCTTTGTTTTCTGATGGTCTGTCATGTGTGAACCACCTCCTCACTATCCCATGAACATGAGGAGGGCATTTCGGAAAAAAACAGGCGAAAAAATAAAGCCCACCGAAGAAAAAATCCTCGATAGGCTTCATATCAGTTAGGAATCTTCAGCTTCATACCGCTGTAGATGACATTGCTTTTCAGCCCGTTCAGGCTGACGATCTCCTTGTAGCGGCTGCCGTTGCCGAGATACTTCTTGGCAATCGCCCAGAGGGTGTCACCATGCACCACGGTATGGATGCGATAGTCATCGGTGGGTTTGGTACCTGCCACGGCAAGTGCAGAGGTCTTGACCGGCGACATGATGGCGTACCTGCCGGACTCGTCCTTGTTGATGACCGCACGGTCGCCGCTGACCTCGACCACATACCAGCGGAGCTTCTTCACCCAGCCGGGGATGGATTTGCCGCCATAGTAGGTGCTGCCTGTGATGGCCACGAGGTTGCCAGCTTTGATTGTGCCAGTGGGCTGGGTCGGTTCGATCGGCTTAACCTCGCTGCCGAGAGCTGCCGTGACCTTGGATGCCAAATCGCCCATGCGGGCATACATCCAGTTGCCGGGGCAGCTCTTGTTTGCAAACCACCGATGGACAGTCAGAACCATCTCGTCAGATTTCGGCGTGTAGTTCAGCGTCTTGGCCTTATCGCCGAGCCAGAGCAGCTTCGTCTTTCCGTTGCGCTTGCAGATGTCGGTGCAAAGCTCGATGAGCCGCTGGTACACCACATCCTTAAAAGCGTAAGGCTCGGTGTTGTCGCTGGCACACTCGATGGTGATGGCTCTCTGGTCGTTGGCTGCGGAAGAAGAACACCAGGAGCGGTTTTTCTCTTCCACATACATTCCGACCCGCCCGTCGACACCGATGCCGTAGTTGCTGCTTGCCTGCCGCGAGGTCGGCAAAAAGATGTTGCCCAGCGTTTCCACGGAGCACTGACCCACCACGCAGTGCGGTGTGATGCGGTCAATGCTGTGGGTGCGCTGCCCGGAGTGGTTCGGGCTGAGTTTGGTGTAGGACACCAGGGAACTGTTTGTGTAAGCCATATTATTCATCCTCCTTTTCACTGCGGTCATGAAGCTGCTCCAGAACGGATTTCAGCTTCTGCGGAATGGGCAGTCCCAGGTATGCGGCGTTTTCCAACAGGGACACGCCCTCATTCGACAAATAGAAGAAAATGACGGCGGTACGCATCACCGAGCCGCTGCCGATGACATGGGTGTCGAGAATATGCCCGATGCCGACCAGAGCGAAGATGAGCACCTTTTTGAAAATGCCCTTGAAACCGACTTCGCTGGACAGCTTCTTATCCACCACAGCGCACATGATGCCGGTGATGTAGTCGATGACTACGAAAGCCAGAAGCGCGTAAAGCAAGCCGTCACATCCTCCCAAGAACCATCCGAGCCAGCCGCCGATACCGGCGAATACCACCTGAATGGTCGTCCAGAATTCTTTCATGTTGTTTGTCCTCCTTTGAGATTAAAAATGGGTATGAAAAAAGTGACGCCGGAGCGTCACACTTTTCCGATAGCATAGATTGATACTTTGTAGGTTGCCGATGGTACCGTATTTGGTCTTACGGCAAATATCTTTCCGGGGTTGGTCGTTGTAGACCAGCTACTCGAACTGCCTCGCTCCACAAACATTGCGTAGTTGCTGTTCTCCGTGGAGATATGGACATGAGGAATTTCCGCGAAGGTAAATGGAAAATTGGGGAGCGCAATTGCGCCGCTCTCATAGAGCACGCCCCATGCCGTCGAAATGGCGGTCGTAAAGGAATACTGACCCCAACATTCCGCTGTACCGCTTTTCCATTTACGGTAATTCCAGATGCCGCTTGTCCCTTGCTGAATGACAAAATCCGCAAGGGGTGAGCCATCCACCCGCATATCCCCGGCAACATCCAGCATGGCTTGTGGCTCCGGCGTGTTGATGCCGACCTTCTTTTTCCGAAGCGCAATGAGGGGCGTACCCTGCGGAACAGTAAAATACAGATCCAGACTGCTCAAAGAATAGAGCTTGTCTTGGATCTGTAGATGAAGGTCGTAGGAACTGTTGGCATCCAGACTGCACAGTTCCAAATTGGAGTAGCTGAAAGAGGTTCCGCTTTTTGTCGTGCCGGAATAGATGCTGGTGTAGCTGCCGTAACTGCTCTCACTGGTTTTCTTGTACCGATACCGCACATAAACCACGCTGTTTTTCTGCGTCCCGTCTACGGTAACAGCAGAAATAGAGCCGCTGAATTTGAGTTGCATTTCCGCTTCGATATCGTTGGTTCGCCGGAGCGTTATCGAGGATATTTTCGGCTTGGTGTACGGAATGACCGTCACCGTCTGTGAAGTTTCGGCGGTGTAGCCGCGGGAGTCCGTGACCGAGAGCGTGACCGTCACACTGCCGGACTTGGCGATCTTTCCGACTGTGATAGCAGACCCAGTTGAATTGGATGCGGATAAACCGTTGCAGGAAGCGGTGTAGTTGGAAATGGACGCTCCGTTCTTCGCAGTCGCTGTTCCCGGTGTAACTTTGAGGGTCGAGTAGTCCTGTACGAACAGCTGATCGTTGCCCGTGAGGTTCTTTGTGGTCGTGTAGCTGTCGGCATAAGTGAATCCGCTTATGGTCGGAGCAGAATTGGTCGCCGTGGTCAGTACAGTGGCGGTTTTGCTTGAGGTGCTGCCGATCTGCGTAGACCCGCTGTAAGACGAAACCGCAAAGGTACCTGTGAACGACTTGATGGATGCCATAGCGTTCAACAGCGTTGTTCTCTGCGCCGATGTCAGCGTGACCGTGCGGTTCGCCGTGCCCTTCGACCAGGAAAGCCCGGAAATAGTCAGGATGGTCGTGCTGCCGTTTTTGAGCACCAGCGAATTGGTGTAGGAGGCTTCGTACACGGTCACATTGATGGTAATGGAAACCGTGGCATTGTCCGCCGTCACCGTGTTGACACTATTCACCACAGCACCGCCCAGCGTCTTGACCGTGGAACTGCCGGAAGTGCCGTAGACATGGTTGTACTGCCGCCTTGCTCTGACCCTCACCGTGTAGCTTGTATTCGGTGAGAGCGAGGTGATCGTCACACTGGCACTGGTGGATGCCGTCGTTGAGAACTGCGTCCAGCTCGAACCGCCGTTTGTGCTGTACTGCCAGACGTCCGCCGTGGCCGAGGATGTCGCGGAGATTTTGAACCCGTTTGCCGTGACATTCGATGTGCTGAAGGTCACGGTAGGTGCGGAACGGTCGATGGTGGTCAGCGTCATGCTGCCGCCGTATTCCTGTGAACCGTAGATATACACACGGGTCGAGAATCCGACCGCAATCGTTTTGCTGCCGTTGCTGTCATGAGCCACAGTAATCGTGCCGCTGACAGAACCTTTCTTTGCCGGGAAAACACGGTCATCCCAATAGGTACGGCCCTTTGAGTATACGGTCGTACCATTGATCGTTACAGTGGTGGTGTCAATGGTGTAGTAAGTGGATGCGCCACCGGTAGAGGTCAGCGTCCAGGAAAGTGTCGAGCTGTTACCGACCACATTTACGCTTTCCGAAATGTCCAGTTGAAGATAGCGCCCATCGTATGCTGCACTTTTCCAAGTTGCCATAGCTTTCCCTCCTTAATCCAGAATGACGATATTCAACCCCTCGGACGCCGTGGGCATCGGGACAAACTTCGTTTTGCCCACAGTCAGCTCGCCGTCCACCGTGGTTTTCTTGGTTTGCGTTTCGTCCTTGTTCAGGGTGAAAATCACCTCGTCGTTGTAGTAACCGGCGAACTCCGTGTTTGTGATGACCGTCCGCTGGGACGATGCGCTGTTGGACACCTCGATGCCCCGCTTGTCGATCTTGACCTCCTGCGTGTAGATTTCGTTGGGTGCGGGTGTCCACTTTCGGGGTATCGCCCCTTCGGAGATCATGATGTCCGCGAGGTAGATGGATGCATCCCGACAGTAGCAGTAAATGCGCAGCGTGGGGTCAGTCACATCCGTGAGCGTTACGGAGTAATCCGTCCAGTCAAACGCCGTGGACTTATTGAACAGGTACTTGGTTTTGTTCCCGTTGTAGGTCACATAGAAATACCCGGACATGGTCGAGGTTTTCTTTGCCCGAACCGAGATCGTATAAGTGCCGGGAACCACACCTCGGATGTACTGCGACAACGAGGAGTATGCGCCCAGCACAAAGCAGGAGTCGGAAATGGTGTTGTTTTGCGTATCTGTGGAGGCATCCGTTTTCACCGTACCGGAGTAGCTCCAATCGTCCGTGATGCCGTTCAGCCCGGAGGAATTCTGCACATAGTTGATGCCGCCGATGTACTGCTCCTGCATGGTGACGGACAGTCCATTCACCGTGTGTTCCAATTCCGAAACACGGCTTTCGGAGTTCAGCACCCGTTCCTCCAGGACGCCCTGGTCGTTGGACACTGTTTCCACCGTTTCGGTAAGGGTCGCCACATAGCTGTTCAGCCCGTCGATGGTCTGCTGGAACTGTGCATCCTTCTCAGTCAGAATGGAAATGGTGGTGCGGATTGTTTCAATGTCGTTCTGCACCACCCATTCGTTTCCGTCCCATATCTTCGTCTCCGGCGGGGTCACGGAGGTGTCCACCCAGAGCTGCCCCTCATAGGGGTTCTCCGGCGGCGTGTCCGAGGTGACCACATCGCAGAGACTGATAATCGTGAACTGTGCTGATGCGATCATCTCACCACCTCCTCAAACCGCCACAACGACCATAAAGGTTGCCTTGGTATCCACATCGGTGCTGGACACCGACAGGGTCTTGCCGGTCTTGCTGCCGTTGGTACCCCAAGAGGTATCGACTACACCATCCTTGTTGTACTTCGTCCAGGTGTAACTGCCGTTTCCGGCTGCGTCCACCTCGGAGCCTGCCTGATAGCAGACGGCGGTCAGCACAGTCGTGCCCTGGCCGTTCTTGAACACATCGCCGCCCGTGGAGGTGACGATGATCTGCAACGGGTCGGAGTTGTCGATGAAGGTCGCCACATCGAAAAACTTCGTGTTATAAGAAGCAGATGCGGAATCCGTGTCCTGGGCACAGCACTTGAACACGGCGTAGCTGTCCACCGCTGCGGCGTAGACCGTGAGGGTATTGGTGGCCGTGCCGGTGTATTTGTCGGCGGTATCCGAGAGCTTGCGCCAGCCGATGCCGAAGTCTGCATCATAGCCGGTGGAAGAAGTAGCGGTGACGGAAGCGTCCATGACCGCCCACTTGTAGCTGACCTTGGTGGTGTCTACCGTAGAGCCGCGCCACAGCTCGGCCTTGGCGGTCAGACTGGCGACCTCCTCATTCTTGAACACATTTCCGTTGGGCGTGGTGACCAGCAGGTCGACGATGCCGGAGCCGTTGACCACACGGGAGAAGGAAATGGTCAGCGGATGGGTCAGCGACAGACCGGTGCTTTCGTCCTTGTAGGTGATGACACAGCGATAGTCGATGCCGGGCAGTTCCGCCATGACATTGGCCTTGACCGTGAGGATGTGGCTCTTGGCACCACTGAGGGCGTAGTTCGCGCCTGCGGTGATGGCGGTGTTGCTGTCGCCCACATACCACTTGACCGAGGTGACATTGGCTGTGGCGATCTGGTCGGCGGTGGTGCCGATGACATACAGACTGGGCGTCAGAACGAGGTTCTTCGTTTTCCAGTCGGGGGTGTAACTGCCGTTGTCGGGGTTATACATCTGGGTTTTGGCGAGGTTCGAGCCGATGTACCCCGTCAGCGTCAGTGCGTCATTGTAGTCGATGATGGTAAACTGGCCTTGTGCTTTGCTCATGTGAGAAGCCTCCTTTGAAGTTGTTGTATCTGAACCGGACACTGTGCCGGCTTCTGTTGTGGGTTCTGCGGTTGCCATAGTAAATTCCTCCGTTATAACAGGCTTTGCCTGGTCGTGGTGTCGATGAGGTCACAATAAAAAGTGGCGCGGACTTTGACATCCGCACCGGTGATGACCACGGACTTTGCGCCGCCGAAATGCTGCTCGTTCCAGACCTTGTCCGCTTCCGTATCCTCAGACACCCTTGTCCAGACAAACTGGTTGGCATCCAGCGTGTCGGTGATGTCCTCGTCCCAGGAGTACACCTTGGCGGAAAGCAGCGTTTTTACATTGCCGTTCTTGAAGATGTTCCCGTTGGACGAGATGATGACGAGCCGGAGCATTTTCTGCTCCTCGATGGTAGTAATGCGGTCGCTGACCTCGGTGACCTCCTTGCTGGTGGCGTAGGCACGAAGCACGACTTCGCCGCTCTCCAAGTCCCACCAGGACGAGCCATCCTGTGACTGAATGACACCAGCCTTGATGATGTTCGCCACCAAGGAGCCGGAGGTGATGAAGTCCGCTACGATCTGACCGTCTGCCGTGATGGCAGTTTCATAGGGACCGTTGTAGCCGTTATGGGAAAAGCCCAGACCGCCTACATTCCACCGCCAGACATTCACGGCTTCGTCAATAGATGGAGCGTCCAGAATGAGAAGTTCATAGGGTTGTCCGTTCTCTTCGCCGGTGTGGATGACCACATAGCCGCCGCTCTGACCGGTGATAAGCCCGGTGGCTTTGCCGATGGCGGTTTGGAGCAGCTTCGGAAAGCGTCCCACCGTGGACTCCACCTTATCAACCGTTGATTGCACCTCGGAAATGGTGGTGATCATACTGGACTTGCTCTGACCGAGGGAAATGCTCACATACCGTTCGGCAAGAGTGTCGTACACGGTTTCAATGACCATAGCCGACACGCTCACACCAAGCAGTGAATGCCGAATGGTGACGGTATCGCAGAGGTTGACCCGCTCCAGCAGTGCCGAATACTCCGGCTGTTTCCAGAGCGGCTCAAAGGACACCTTCACCGTGGGGATAGTCGCTCCCAGCGGATTTGCCTTGATGTAACTGTTTGCTTTTGCTCTGAGGGCTTCCTCGGTCACAACTCCGTCAAACTGGTCGGAGAAATCCATGATGAGCGTTTTTGCCCGGACGATCTCCGAGGTCACAATGGGGAGCGTGACCTCCGGCAGCGTGACCACCGTTTCGATGTCCGATCCTTCTGGGGTGTATACGGCATACGGGAGCAGTGCGGTATATACACCGCTGTTGTCCTCGTCCTGCTCCATGGCGGTGAGGTTCTTGCCGTATTCAATGACCACTCCGGTCTTCTCCCCACGGTGCGAATGGAACTTCACCGTGAAGTTGTCCCATTCAAACTCACCATACCATTTGGAGAGCATGGAGCCTTCCGTGCCGCCGAGACAGGCTCTGACGCTTTTCGGCTGCGTGACGGAAAACGCCTTTGCATCCGAGTAGTCCGTCCAGCCCGTGAAGCGTGTATCTCCGGCAAGGAGCTGCGAGAGAATGAGCTGTGGAGAGCGGCCCTCCGTCGAAAACGGCAGCACGGGAACATTGGCAAGGTCATAGGAAATGTGCTGCCCATAAATGGTGACGATGCCGTTGAGCGGCTTCGTGATACGGTAGATGCGGAATGCCTGGTCAGCGGCGGTGTCATTGGGCTTTGCCTTGATGATGCACTCCTTTGTGATTAGCCCATAGTGCTGACCGCTCACCGGATATTTGAGTAAGCACTCAAACACACCGTTCCGCTCCTCGGTCACTTCACAGGAAATGGTGTCCGTCAGCACTCCAAGACCGAATGAACTGAAATCTGTAGCGTTTGCGGGGTAAAGTACAGGGATCATAGGCAGCACCACCTTGGAATGACCTCAATCCTTGACACATCGCCATTGCAGTTAATGGTGCAAACACCCGGCTTGAGGGCTGGAAATTCCGCTCCTTTGACTGTGTCGTTTTTGAGGGCAGTGCCTTTGAAGCAGTTCATCAGCTCACTGTCAATCTCGATGTACTCATCCAGATTGGAAATCATCATACCTCGACCTTGGGGCTGTATCATTATTACCACCGTACCGCTGCCATAGAGCTTAATATACGGTCGACTCTCAAAAGCAGTGGGATTTGTAATCGTCAGTACAGAAGCGTCAGCCGACACCGTCTGCTGTCCCGCAAAACTGTATTTGTAGGGCTTGCAGTTGAAGGTAACCGTAAAACTTCCGACCTTGTTCAGCTGCTCCTCAATATCCAGATTGCCGGAGATGACGCCGTAGCGGAAATACTCCGCATCGTAGGAGTCGGTGATTTCGTGGTATCTGTCCGGCTCGGAATAAAGCCAGCCCTTAATGTCCCGCAGGACAGCGGCAAGTGCGGCTATATTCTTCCGAGCGAGGAACACTGTGTAGGTCACCTTGATGTTGGCAAAGCGGCGGTTCGGATTGATGATGTCACCGCTCCTGCCGGGAATGGAAATGAACTCCGCATCGTATTCCGGTGCAGAGAACACATCCTTTTTCTCGATGTGCAGGCCGAAATCAGCGGAACTGCGGCCGTTGTAGGTAAAATAGGTCATGCGAATACCACTCCTTTCCGCTGGGCGAACCGGTTCGCCGTTTCCATGACTTCGGAGGTGAGCTGACGGATATCCTCACTGCTGTAATTGTTGAAGTTCGTAATGTTCAGGGCAATGGTGAAAGCGGACGCCGCCTTGCCGACCACGCCGTCCACGGCGGAGCGAATCGAGCCGTTCACATCAAAGTCGGTGGGCAGAGCCGTCTGCATATCGTGAGCAAGGTCGCCCATGACGCCGTTGATGTCCTCTGCCATTCCTTCTGCGGCTTTGACCGCTTCATCGCCGTTGTCGTCAATGGAGCCTGCAAGACCCTTGACCAGCATTTCACCGACCCATGCCATCTCCTTCGAGGGTGAATGGATACCGAAGAAATCGCAGATGCCGTCCCAGATGGAGGAGATCCACCCAGACACTTTATCCCACAGCCATGAGGCAAGCTGGGTAATACCACTCCACAGTCCCTTGACGATGTTGCCGCCGATTTCTACGATCTTATACATCAGAGAGCCGAAGGCTTTCACGATGCCTGCAATGATCTGTGGCACGGCCTTGACGATCTCCACGATGATGGTGGGCAGGTTTTCAATCAGTGCAACGAACAACTGCACACCTGCCATGATGATCTTGTCGATGTTCCCGATGAGGGCATTGACAATGCCGGAGATGATTTGCGGAATCGCCTGCACGATGGTCGTGATGATCTGCGGCAAAGCCTGTATCAGCGAAATCAGCAGGTCGATGCCTGCCTGAATAATGAGCGGTATGGCATTCAGCACCGCGTTGATAATACCGTCAATGATTTTCGGGATAGCTTCCACGATTGCCATAATGATATCCGGCAAAGCAGCCACCAAGGACGTCAGAAGCTGAATGCCTGTTTCGATAATCTGCGGGATGGAGTCCAGTATGAAGGTAATGATACCGTTGATGATTTCCGGCAGAGCTGCAATCAGCACGGGCAGTGCATCCAAAAGGCCTTGCGCCAGCCCGGTAATAAGCTGTAAGGCTGCGTCAAGGAGCATCGGCAGGCTGTTCACCAGCCCTTGCACGATGGTGACGATTGCCTGCACCGCTGCCGGGATGAGCGTGGGCAGTGCATCCGCAATGCCTGTCACAAGTGTAGACACCAGCTGAACCGCAGCCTCAATAAGCAGTGGCAGATTCTCAATCAGCGTATTCACGATGGTCATGAGCGCGGACACCGCCGCCGGGATAAGCTGCGGAAGCAAAGAAAGCAGCGTTTCCAGCACCTGCGAGAACAGTTCGGTGACTGCTTCCAGCAGTGTGGGCAGCAGTTCACCCACAGCCGTCAGCAGAGCATCCAGTGCCGTGGGCAGAGCCGCCACGATGTTCTCAATAACCGGGGTGATGTTCGCCACCACGGTCTTGAAGGCATCCACCATGTTGTTGCACAGCAGCTCCATATCAGCATCCGCATCACCAAAGCCTACGATGAGGTTCGACACGGCAGATTTCAGCGCATTGACAGAGCCGGAAATGGTGGCTTCCGCTTCCTTGGCAGTTGTGCCCGCAATGTCCATGCTCTCCTGCATGACATGGATGGCTTCCACCACATCTGCGTAAGAGGAGATGTCGTACTTGACACCGGATATCTTCTCCGCATCGGCAAGCAGTCGCTCCATTTCCTGCTTCGTGCCGCCGTAGCCCAGCTTGAGGTTGTCGAGCATCGTGTAGTTCTGCTTGGCAAAACCCTGGTAGGCATTCTGAATGGAGGCCATATCCGTACCCATCTTATTGGCGTTGTCGGACATATCCGTAATTGCCATATCCGCATACTTTGCGGCTTTCTCGGTATCACCGCCGAGGGACTGGATCAGGCTTGCGGAGAAGCCCGTCACCGTTTCCATGTATTCGTTGGCAGAAAGTCCTGCCGATTTGTATGCGTTGGCGGCGTACCGCTGGATCTCCTGCGAGGAGTCCTTGAACAGAGTGTCAACACCGCCGACCAGCTGCTCATAGTCCGCATAGGCGGCGATGACCTCTTTGCCGAGCTTTACGGCGGCGGCACCTGCGGCGACGGCCACAGCACCGAGTGCCATACCTACGGTTTTGAGAACCTTGCCAAAGCCTTCAAACTTACCGCCGGATTCCTCCGCAGCCTTGCCGCCATCTTTGATGGCCTTCTCGTTTTCGTCCAGCTCACGGTTCATGTCGTTGAGGGCGGCTTCGGCATTGTTGAGTTGGATCTGCCAGTTCTGGGTGCGGCGGTCGTTCTCTCCGAAAGAGGTGGCGGCATTCTGCAGAGCCTTGCGAAGGGTGTCGATTTTTGTTGTCTGCTCATCGATCTCTTTTCGCAGCACCTTGTTCCGTGCGGCGAGTGCCTCCACGGATTTATCGTTTTTATCGAACTGAGAGGTGGCGAGCTTCATTTCGGAGCCGAGCACCTTGAAGGACTGGTTGATATCCGCCAGGGCTTTTTTGAACTCTTTTTCCCCCTCAAGACCGATCTTCAGTCCGAAACTGTCTGCCATTCGCCGTCACCTCCTTAAATGCCGTCCGGGATAATATCGTCGATGTAATGCTCTCGTGCCGGTGTGGCTTGCCCGTTATACTGCTTGTGGCACTCCCACAGATCCAGCAGCAGACCAAACGGCATCAGCCACACCTCATCTTGGCTGAGATGCAGGTGGGCAAGACCGTAATAAAGAAGCCGGGTAAACAGCTCCGCATCGGAGACCGTTACCCGACTTGCGCGTTTTTTGCGTCTTTCTCACTTTCCACATTCCGCTTGGTGCCCTTGTAGAGAGCTTCCGTAATAGCGATTTTGTAACCGGCGAGGTCGAGGGGCGTGGTCAGAAGCTCCACCACATCCTCCGTGAGCAGCTCCTTGGGATGCTCTTTATCCTTGAGGTTGTGAATGAGGATGCTCTGATTTGCCAGAAGCGTGATGAGCCACACGATCTCTCCGATGGCCATTTCAAAGTTCTCGGACTTCATCAGCTTCTCGCCGAGGTTTTCCAGACCGCCATAGCGACCGGCGATCTCCTTGGTGGCTTTGGTTGTGAGGAGCAGCGTGTACTCCTCGTCACCGATGTTGATAACTGCGGTTCTTTCGTTATCCATTGTGCGTTACCTCCGTTAACCTTGTTTTTCGGGTGTCGTGGTATAGGTCGGCTCATAGACTTCCTTATACCAGTTCGTGACAGTCGCAGCGGTCACATCGCCCTCCAGTGCCTCCGCTTTCCACGGGTGCTTGCCGCCTGCGTCTGACTTGTTGCGGCGCAGAATGGTGCCTTCAATAGTGGGTGTAGAGAAGGTAATGCTGTCGCCCTTGGTGGCAAGGTTCGTCGCCGGAATACCGAATTTCACACGGTACAGCCAGTAATACTTGTATTTGCCGTTGGACTTCTTGGCGCGGAAGCCCACCGCCACAGGGTCGCCGCCGTCCTCGGATGCGGAAATGAGCACCTTGTTTTTGTCGATGGTTGCACCCGTGAGGTCGGATGCCGCCGCAGAGCCGATATCGTCAATGCCAAGGGAGAGTGTGCCGGATTTGAATTCCTTTACGATCTCCGAAGCGCCGTCGTCGGCATAGAGCGTCGCCTCTGCCAGTTCCACCGAAAGGTCAGCGGAGATGGCTTTCGCAAGCTGCTCCGGTGTACCATAGGTTTCCTCTCCGGCATCGTTCTCGGTGATTTTTGCGTAATACAGTCTGTCAAGACCGATCGTTGCCATAACTTATTCCTCCAGTTCGTAGATTTGCGCCACATCAATGGCGTAGTGATGATAGCCGGTTTCGGTCTCAAAGCCGATGTACCGGCGGTCGGTAATATAGAAATCCGCACCCAGCAAGGCACGAACAAGGTCATTTTTCAGTTTGGTGTAACTGTCCTTTGTGAAGAGGGACAGCCGTGCCTCCTGTGCCTCACAGCCGGGAGCGTTGTCGGCGTGGAGCTCGAAGCTGTCCGACAGCGGCGTGATGACCAGATAGGTGTCCGAGGCTTTGCCGGAGAACACACCCGTTTCCACTGGAACACCGCAATGCTCGGCAATCGCTTGTAAATCGGATAGCAGACTCACAGCTTTTCCACCTCCTCGTCCAGTGCCTTGGTCATGGCATCGATACATTCCTGCCGGGACGCCGTTTTCGCAGGTTTCAGAAACGGCTTTGCAGGCTGACCGTGCTTGCCGTATTCGATGATGTTGGCCAGCTTGGCATTGCTGCCGCCGTCCGAGCGAGGTTCAGCGAAACCGACCTTGATGTCGTGGTTGCCGTCCCGGTTCAGTTTAGAGGGAGAAAGGCCAAGCGCACCTTCCAGTTCGCCTGTGGTGCGGGATTTGAACTTTGTCCCTCTGCCAATAACGGAGGAGAGATTGCTCTTGACTTTTTTCAGCACCACCTCGCCACCTGCCTGCAGGACGGTATCTGCCACACTGTCAAAGTTGCTGCCGAGTTTGGAGATCTTCAGCAGGAAATCCTCCGGCATTTTCATTTCAGCTTTTGCCAATGGTGGGTTCACTCCTTTTCGCTAAAACCTCGATGTACATCCCACGCCCCTTTACATTTTCCACAGACACAATGTCGTAGCGACAATCATCGCAAATGAGAAACTGGTCTGTGGTGATTGTCAGCCCAGGAATACGCCGAAAGCGGAACAGGTCGGTCGCTTCACTGAATGCAGCGAGGTTCGCCCAACGCTGACTGCCGTGCCGACCTTCCCGGTATACACGGATGGAAGCGAGGACTTCATCCTCGGAATTGGTGAAGCCCTCGCTGTCCTTGCCCTGCCTGGTTTTCACAATGTCGGCAAAGCCGTTCATTTTTCCAAAACTCATACCTGCCACCGCCTATCCAAGCGGAGCAGCAGATTGACGGTGTTCCACACCTGCTGCGCCGCTCCGGTGTTATCCGCAAAAAAGCCGCCCGTGCTGCCGTCCCGGCTTTCGTAGAAGTGGGATGACAGCATGATAACGGCTTGCTCTGTGGTGGCTGGCATGGGATTCTCCTTGTAGTAGCCCTCCGGGATGTGCTGGTAGCTTTCGGCGTAAGAAACAGCGGCGGTGATGTAACTTTTCAGCAAGGCATCATCCGCCGTATGTTCCAGTATGAGGTTGGCTTTCACTTTGGAAAGAAGCTCGTCCATCACCGCCGCCTCCTTTCATCAAGACGCCTTCATCTTCAGAAGCTGGATACCCTCCGGCAGGATGATCTTGCCGTCCACACGCTCGGTGGCAACAAAGCCGACCTGACCGTTGGTGGAATACAGCTCGTTCAGACGCTGAACGGTTCTGCCGGTGCGGTCAGCGATCCAGTAGCTCTGGAAATCGCCGAAGGCAATGGAGAGCGCACCTGCCGCCAGCGTGGGAGCATACGGGCTGGTGTAAATCTCGTAACCGAGCAGTCTGTCCGGCTGACCCGCCTGCAGGGAGGGCTGCCACAGATACTGACCGTTGGAATCCTTCAGCTTACGAAGTGCGGAAACAGTAGCATCGTTCATCAGGAACTTGGCATTCTTGCGGTAAGGTGCTTTCAGCGCATAGATGAGGGAAATCACCTCATCGGTGGTAACAGTGGTCGCACTGGCTGCGGTAACACCGACCGTGCCGCCGTTTGCAGTGAACAGACCGGTGGGCTGACCCGTGCCGGTGCCAACGCAGAAAGCCTGCTCCTCGGCAGCGCCGAAGGCATAGGCAAACTCACGGGCGATGTACTCCTCCAGATCGAAAGCACTGTCGTCCAGAAGCTCAATGCTTACCTTCACAAGGTCGGTCAGCTTGTAGGCATCAATGGTCTTCTGTGCGAAGGTGGGATTGCTCTCGGTGTAGGCAGCATTTTCAGCAGTCCACGCAGCGGTGGAATGGGTCGCTGCAACGGGGATCTTACGCTCGTTATCGGTAGTGATGACCTTGCACAGACGGCGCATCACATTTTCCTCCTTGAGCGTGTCCACGATGAACTTCTCAAACTCCGTGGGGACGAGATAGCTGCCATTGGCGTCCACGCCCTCGGAGAGCACATTGTGAAGCATACGCTTGCCACGCAGATGCAGGCCGAAGTCCTCGCGGTAGGCATTGGACGCCCTGCCGGTCTTGGTTTCGCCGGTCGCTTTCTGGGGCTGCTCGGTGATGGGAGAGGATACGGGCTTTGCAAGCTCTGCGGCAATGGCATCGCGGCGCTCCATGCGTCTGACCTCATTGGTGAGATCGTTCAGCTCCTTCTCCATATTTGCGTATACGGCATCGTCCTCGGCGGACAGAACGCCTTTTCGGTCGCGGTGGGTGTCGAGGAAGCCTTCCATAGTGTCCCACAGCTTGGCGCGCTTTTCACGCAGTTCAACAATAGTCATATTGAAATACCTCCATATTAAATGTAGTTTTTGATGGTGTTCAGCTTGGCTCTGAGTTCGTCCACAGAGCGTCCCGTGTGTTCTGGCACGGTAGGTTTGGGGTCAATGGCGCATTTTGCGGCGATTTTCTCCATGAGAGAGTTCACCACATTCGCCTTGGAATACAGCATGGAAACGGTGGGCGCGGGTACGCCATCGGATTCCGAGTTTCTCTGCATGATTTCGTCCGCAAAGCCGAGTTCCACAGCCTTGTTTGCGTCCATCCAAGTTTCGGCATCCATGAGGTGCGAGAGCTTGGCACGGGAAAGCCCCGTCTTGATCTCATAGGCGTTGATGATGGAATCCTTAACGCTTGAGAGCATTTCGATGGCTTTCTGCATCTCGTCCGAATTGCCGAATGCCGCCGTCATGGGGTTGTGGATCATAAGCATGGACACCGGGGATACCAGTACCTTCGTGCCTGCCATAGCGATGACGGACGCTGCGGATGCCGCAATGCCATCGATTTTCACGGTCACATCACCCTTGTAGTCCATGAGCATATTGTAGATTTGCGCTGCAGCCACGCAGTCGCCGCCGGGAGAGTTGATCCACACGGTAATATTTCCGCTGCCGGACATGAGCTCGTCCTTGAAAAGCTGCGGGGTGACATCATCGTCAAACCAGCTTTCCTCGGCGATGGTCCCGTTCAGGAACAGCGTCCGTTCCGCCATCTCCGTTTTGTTCTTCCAATTCCAGAACTTTTTCATCAGGTTTATCCTCCTCTCTTTCATCGATAGGTGTATCTGCAAATGCCCCGGCATTTTTCAGCGGGAGCATATTGCCATTAATGAGGTACAGGTCACCGCCGTCTTCTGCCGGGATGCGGTCGAGGTTTTCCAGCTCCCGGATGTCGTTTGCAGACATCCAGCCGTTCTGGCGGCCGATGGCGTACCCGTTCATGCGAGACTGATAGTCTCCACGGAGCAGACCTTCCAGATTGAACTTCACGAAATACGCAGTTTTTTCGTCCTTCGACAGGAGCGTTCGCTGAATGGACTGTTCCCAGCGGATGACCCAGGGGTCAAGGGTGTATTTCACGAACTCCAAGGACTGCTGCTCAATATTAGAAAAGCTCGACTTTTCCAGGTCGCCAACCATGTGGGGCGGCACTCGGAAAATTCGAGCAATCTCATTGATTTGAAACTTTCGTGTTTCGAGAAACTGCGCCTGCTCCGGCGAGATACCGATGGGCGTGTACTTCATGCCTTCTTCCAGCACAGCAATCTTATTGGCATTGCCGCTGCCGCCGAAGGTGGACTGCCAGCTCTCCCGCACACGCTGCGGGTCTTTGATCGTGCCGGGGTGTTCCAGCACACCGCCCGGTGCGGCACCATTGGCGAAGAACTTTGCGCCGTACTCCTCACAGGCGATAGCCATGCCGATGGCGTTTTTCGCCATAGCGATGGGGCTGTAACCGACCAGACCGTCAAAGCCCAAGCCGGGGATATGCAGCACATCCGATGGCTGAAGCGTTACGGCAAAATCCTTATTTTTTATAGCTTCGTCCGATCCACGGTAATAGGTGTAGTACAGCCGACCGTTTTCGTCTCTGTCCACCGACATCTTATTCGGCATCAAAGGGTACAGAGCTACGATCTCATTTTTGCCGTTGCGAATGATCTGTGCATAAGCGTTACCCCAGAGGAGCAGATGTGTCATGAGTGTTTCGCGGAACACGAAAGAGCTCATCTCCGGGTTCGGCTCATCATGGAGCAGGTGGTAGAGCGGATGGTCAAGCGCCATTGCCTTGCCACCGCTGTCCGTGTATTTGTATAGGTGCAGCGGAAGCCCCGCCACAGCCTCAGACAGGATGCGGACACAGGAATATACGGCGGTCATCTGCATGGCTGAGCGCTCCGTCACCGCTTTGCCTGAGGTGGTACCGCCGAAGAAAAAGGCATAGTTGCTGCCCGTCGTGCGGTTTTGAGGCTTGTCCCTGGATTTGAACAGCCCTGAAAAAATACCCATTGACATCACTCTCCTTAAAAATGGGCAAAAGAAAAGCACCTGTCCGTAGACAGATGCTTTGAATCTTCAATTGTATCTATTTGCAAGTCCGAAAGTGTTCTGTTTAAGGAAGTTTCCGACTTGAACTGCAAAAACTTTTGATTTTGCTTCGAAAATGCAGTGTTTACTCGTCAAGCAACCAGTCGATGAGGTTCTCGGATTTGATTCCGTCATAGGAAGCATCAAGACCCGGCTCAAGGGACAGCACGATTTTTTCGTAGTTGTCGCGGATACTTTGAAGCGGTGCAAGCTCCCGTTTGCGCACGTCCTCACTCATCATCGATTCCGTTACCTGAATATACTTTTTCTCGTCGGCGGTAGTTGCAATGAAGTCAACCTCGGCGTTGCCGATCTTGCCAATTGCTACATCATAGCCACGGCGAAGCAGTTCAAAGTAAACGACATTCTCGATGGCGTGACCGCTGTCCCGATTACGGAAGCCCAGCAGATAGTTGCGAAGTCCGATGTCAACGATATAGTATTTTCCGAGTGTACGGAGGTAGGCTTTGCCCTTGATATCAAAGCGTTTGATCTCGTAGAAGAAGTAGCTCTCCAGAAGCGCATTCACGTATGCCTGCACCGTATGGGCGCTGGGCGCACCTTTGCGCTTGCCGTCCTCCAGAAGACCTTCGTTTACCAAAGTATTGCCGATAGAAGCAATAGAAACGCTGGAGCCGATATTATCCGCAAGGAACAGGATGATCTTACGAAGCAGCGTGGGGTCTGTGATCTGCTTTTGACCTCTGCGCTTTTCCCGTTCCAGAATGTCACGAATCACGACTGTGGAATAGATGCCATCGAGAAGCGACAGCGCCTTTTCCTGCTCCAACCCAACATCGGCAATGCCGGGCATTCCGCCGAAGCGCATATAGGCGTCAAAAACTTCTCGCAGTTCGTAGCGTTCACCGTTCTTATCAAATACCTGCTTGCGGCGTCCACCAAGGGCGCTTTGCGTTTCACGAACCTCAAAACCGTGAAAATCGAGGAACTCACGGAAAGAGAGCGGCAGCATTTTGATTTCGACGCACCTCCCGGAGAGATAGGTGGAATACTCCGAGGAAAGAAGATAGGCATTCGACCCGGTAACATAGATGTCGCAGTCAAAATCCACACGGAAGGCATTTATAGCATCCTCCCATGCTTCGATCCGCTGCAGCTCATCAAAGAAAAGGTACATCCGCTTTCCGAGGACAATGCGCTCTTTCACATAGCGGTAAATATCATCGGCGCTCATCCCTCGGAAATCGAAGGATTCAAAATTCATCTCAATGATCTGCTCCGGCTGAATACCGATATCTTTCAAATGCTGAACCATCAGCTTTAACAGGCTGGACTTGCCGCAGCGGCGAATGCCGGTGATTACCTTGACCGGCTCCGTATCCTGAAAGCCGATCAGTTTATTCAAATAGCCGTCACGCCGCCTGAGTTCATGGGAATCTATCATGTTTTCACACCTCCTGCGCTATTAGTATAGCATAAATCGGCGAGAAAATCAAGTAAATGCACCATAGTGCAAAAACTTTTTATATTCGACTAATTTTGCAGGGTTAAATGAACAACAGCCCACGGCTATCATAGACCGAAGCGCCGTTATCATTGCCGCAGCGGATAGCACGGTCAAGTGCCATGATCGTTGCCACGGCACCATCGATTTTCTCTGTGGATTTCTCTTTGTCCGGCTTGATGTTTCCGGCAGGGTCGGTGCGGATGAAGATGTTGTCCATCATCCAGCGGAGGACGGGGTGTCCACCGTGGGCAATTTTCTGCTCCAGCACCAGTTTCATCAGCTCCTTGGTGGGCGGGGACATATCCTTGAAGCCCTGTCCGAAAGGAACGACCGTGAAGCCCATGCCCTCAAGGTTCTGCACCATCTGCACAGCGCCCCAACGGTCGAAGGCAATCTCTCGAATATTAAAACGCTCACCCAGGCTCTCGATGAACTTCTCGATGTAGCCGTAATGAACAACATTACCCTCAGTGGTCTGTAAAAAGCCTTGCCGCTCCCATACATCGTATGGCACATGGTCGCGCCGGACTCGGAGTTCCAGGTTGTCCTCCGGTATCCAGAAGTACGGCAGGATGATGTACTTGTCATTCTCATCTTCCGGTGGGAACACCAGGACGAATGCCGTAATATCCGTGGTGGAGGATAAGTCCAAACCGCCGTAGCAGACACGGCCTTCCAGATCGTCCTCGCTGACGGCAAACTCGCATTTATCCCACTTGTCCATTGGCATCCAACGCACCGCCTGCTTGACCCATTGATTCAAACGAAGCTGTCGGAAGGAGTTCTCCTCGCCGGGGTTCTGCTTGGCAGACTCGCAGGCGTCTTTGACCTTGTCGATGCCGACCGTGATTCCGAGGGAGGGATTGGCTTTCTTCCAAACCTTCGGGTCCGTCCAATCGTCCGATTCCTCCGCACCGTAGATGACGGGATAGAAGGTGTGGTCGATCTTGCGTCCCTCAATGATGTCTTTGGCTTTCTGGTGAATCTCATAGCAGATGGACTTCGTATCGTTGCCGGCCGTGGTGATGAGGAAATACAGCGGCTGCATACGAGCGTCGCCGGAGCCTTTCGTCATAACATCAAAGAGCTTGCGGTTCGGCTGGGTGTGCAGTTCGTCAAACACCACGCCGTGGGTGTTGAAACCGTGCTTATTACCGACATCGGCGGAGAGCACCTGGTAGATACTGCCCGTTGGCTGATAAATGAGCCGCTTCTGGGAATCCAGTATCTTTACTCGTTTCGAGAGAGCCGGACACATCCGCACCATGTCAGCCGCCACATTGAAAACGATGGATGCCTGCTGACGGTCCGCAGCACAGCCGTAGACCTCGGCGCGTTCCTCTCCGTCACCGCAGGTGAGCAGAAGCGCCACGGCAGCGGCAAGTTCCGATTTGCCTTGCTTCTTGGGGATCTCGATGTAGGCGGTATTGAACTGCCGATAGCCATTGGGCTTGAGAACACCGAAGATATCCCGGATGATCTGCTCCTGCCAGTCGATAAGCTCAAAGGGCTGTCTTGCCCAAGTGCCTTTGGTGTGGCACAGGCTCTCGATGAACATCACGGCATAATCCGCAGCATCTGCATCGTAGTGGGAGGTTTTCTCCATGAACCTTGTGGGCTTATATGTTTTCAGTTTTCTCGTAATGCTCACCTCCAAGGCGCACAATTTCTTGTAATCTGTTGCTTTTAAGAATATTTTCGCATATAATATATGCAGTGATTTTTCTCGAAAAAATCATTCTCCACCCTTGAGACTCGATTAAATGCAGGAATAATCCGGCAAAAATCTGCCGGGTTCAGCTTAGAAGGTGACATATTGTCCGCTATTCCGTGCGTAGCCGAGGAGCAGTTGTCAAGGAGAAAGGAGAAACGGCCATGGCTATCAAAAAAAGCGTGTCCGCTAAGACACACACTCAAAAGCAGCTCGATGATTATGCCAATCAGCACAATCCGAACAACAAAGCCTACCAAGCCAGAATTGCAAACGAGAAAAAGGCCAAAAAGTCAACTCGTAAGCAGAAAGCAAAGCGGCAGGCAGCGTTGTTCGACGAACTTGGGTTGAACGCAGATCTTGACTGGATGTGCTACAGCAACCCCTATGATTTCGACTGATCTGCGCTTTTGAGCAGGAAAAGCATCTATCAGAAATGGTAGGTGCTTTTCATTTTTTCCAAAGGGTATAAAAAATAGCCGCCACCGAAATCGGTGCGACCTTCCGTATAACGAGCAGCAGCCCCTTTCGGAGCCGTTGCTTTGAGTTGTTGTAGCTTACCAGTTCTCGCTGTGGAGCAAAAGCTCCAGCGCAAGCTGCGTGTTCTCATCGGCGGGTTCGATGTCCCATCCTCTGTCGTAGTTGCAGACGATTTTGCCGTTCCGCTTGAGCATGAGCTTGGAAATGCGTCCGCCGTCGATACCCCACTCGGAGCCTTTGTCGTACTGCTTCATCCAGTAGTGAAAAACCTCGCCGTTTACCTTGATGCTGCTTTCTTTCCACATAACCGTGTACCTCCGTTTGTTTTGTTGTGAGTGTATATTACCGTCATGCCCGAGATATATCCAGTCATTTCGGAGAATATATTACACAATCATTCGGAGTAAAAACTGTGTATATTACAGCGGTTTGCATTCGCCCGTGAGGATGAAATGCACATACTCGCTGCGGTGTTCTTCGAGGAATACCACCAGCTCGTAAAACCGCATCTCATTGGCAATGTACTGTACCATCGGCACATCAAACATATTCGTGCGGCCGGTCTTGCGGATGGCGAGGATCTGCTCTCGGACTTTCTCAGTCATTGTCGCACCTCCGGCAGATGTCCTCGCCGTAAGCCACGCTCAGTCCGCAGCCGTTATCCCAGGCAACCATGATGCTGCCGATATCGTCCACACCTCGCACGGTGCCTTTCGTGCCGACAGGCGGTGCTTGGGGATCGTCCATCTGAACAAGCTCCACACGGGTGCCGACCGGATATTCTTCTCGGATACGCTCGACCGTCTCTTTACTCGGAAATCTCATGCTGCGCACCTCCGTTTCTGAAAGCCGAAGAGCCGGAGAGGTTCTTCAGCAGGATTTTTCGAGCGGTCTTGTATTCCGCACCGATAAAGCCGAGCCGCAGGAGAAAGCAGCGGAATGCATATTTCTCATTGTCGGTCGGCTTTTCCGTTGCGTTAATCCGTTTCTGATTCCGTGCCATCTCGCACAGCTTGCAGATGAAGGTGTCGTAGGCGTTCATCTCGTCCGGGGTTGGAGTTGCCGGGAACCAAGGGAAGGATACCTTCGTGTCCGTGATCTCCAACGGCAGATCGTCCACACCAAGGGCTTTCTTGATAAGACCACCCTTGGCGGCAATGAGTGCCTTGAGGTTTTCCAGATTGCTGTCGGTGAACAGACTCTTCGGCATGGAAATGCAGACGGCGCAAGGCTCGTCCTCGGCATCGGTGTGGCTCTGGTCGATGTCAAAGCCCTCATCGTAGATGTGCTGAAGAAGCCGCTCGATCACCTCGCTGTCGGCACGGTCATCAAAGGAAAGGCTGCCGTTTCGGTCGATGGTGAAGTAATCCACCTCATAGTTGAATGTAGGTGCGCCGCAGTATTTTGCTGGAACGCCGAGCCAGTCGGAAATAATCTGCACCAGGCGTTTTCGTTCTGCACCCTGTGCATGGATTGTAATCGTCATGTTCGTGACCTCCTTGTTTTATGGTAGTCACATATTACCGTCAGGTTGGGCACTTATCCAGCTATATCTGCACATTTCCGGTGTAGATTATATCGGCGCATTATCGCAGCCGGACTGTGCATACCACACAATTCCGCAGAGCACGAACCATACGCACGGAAGCGCCACGCCGTTGCCCCACATCTTATATTCCGCACTGTCGGAATACGGGTCTTTCAACCATTTTGCAACCTGCTTGTCGGACTTCATTTTGCAGCCGGTCACTTCGGAGTAGGTCTTGAACACCTTATGCCAGAAGTACATTTCCTCATCGGTCGGCTTTTCCGTGCCGAGGTCGGCACACCAGTTGTCCGGGAAGCCTTGAAGTCTGGCGCACTCGGTGGGCGTCAAACGGCGGACGGTGTATCCGCTTTGGATAGCACCCGGACCTTTGGCTACCAATGTTGGCTGAAGCTCCTTTTCAAAGGTCGGAGCGAACTTAGCGTTCTGCCCCTGGTTGAAGGTGTCCCTGCCAATGCCGTAGCAGACGGCGGTCGGGTCTTTGTAGTCCCGTGCGAGGACAGTCGGTGCTTTTTCCTTGGAAACCTGGGCAAAGCTGCCGGTTGTCATGGTATAGACAGCGTGGCGGTCAATCGTATTGAGGGTGAAAGAAACATCCTCGTTGATGCCGTCACCCTGGGGACCGTTTTTGTTATCTCTGCCAATCATAGAACCTTGTAGCACATAGGTCTGCTGTTTCGTCCCGGCATTAGCACACACAACAGCGGAGCGGTCACCGAGGTCACGCACCTCATCACGCTGATTCTGCGTGAAAGCAACAACGGCGATGCCACCCTGGTTACAGGAAGGATTACCGCCGTTGCCGTCCAGCGTCCGTGCGGTTTCGGCTTCGTAGATGCCGCTGTGGGGATTATCCGACTTCATGGCATTGGAGTCCTTGGAGCAGATGCCGAATGGCTGAAGGACGCAGGTGAAGTTGTCCTTGTCCGGCATCCGCTGATTTCCTCCGGCATTCTGCTTGGTGAGAGTCGGAGAAACCTGTCCGCCGTCCCAGCCGCAAGGCTCGAACAGCGTCTGGTCGTTGTTGCAGGACAGAGTTGCGGATTTGTTCTCTTGGATGAGAGGTCCCTTGCCGCCACCTTCACAGCCGGAGCGGATCTTCATCACAAGCGGCACATTGTTGCCACCTGTACCCATGTGGGAGGTCAGCGTCTGCACATTGCCGTCCTCGGAAAGTTTGACCCTACTGTCGGTTGGATGGTTTTCCAGTGCCACCGCCGCAGGAACAACGCCTGCACGGAGCGTGGGAGAACACTCTTCCTCATAGCCGATGGTGCGGCTCTTGGCAGAATGCTCGGTGCAGAAGCCTGCCGATTCCATTACGCAGGGCGGATGATGCGCTTCTGCTCGGAGTGTGGAGGTGACTTCCTCTGTGATGTCCATGCGGTTGCCGCCCTGGTCATTCAAAACAATACCATTCCGACCGGTACTCATTCCGCAGTTCATGCCGAGGGTGGCGGAAGTGTCGTCCGTCAGACTGCCGTTGTACCCGTCGAAGCCTGTCGCTCCAACGCAAGGCGTAAAACTTCCGGCAGCTCTTTGCCACGAGCGGAAGCCCTCCGCAGAATACCCAGACAAGCCTTCTGACTCAAAAAGTATTTTTCCGGCACTTCTGCCTGCAAGATCTGCGACAAGGTAGATGCGGCGTCTTCGCTGGGGAACTCCCCAGTATTGTGCGTCAAGAGTTCGGTACGCAACGCTCCATCCGTCTCCCATGTATAGGTCGGCGTAGGGCCACCGTGCCTTTTCAGGCATAGGCACCTGGGCATTCGGCTCGGCGATGCTGATGACCGCTTCGAGGACAGCTTTGAAGTCCTCGCCATTGTTCGAGGAGAAGGCGCCGGGTACATTCTCCCATACGATGTATCTTGGATATTTGCCATCGGTGGCACACCTCATTTCTTTGATGATTCGGACGGCTTCATAGAAAAGGCTGGAACGGGAACCGTCCAAGCCATCCCTTCGGCCGGCAATGCTCATGTCCTGGCACGGGCTGCCGAAGGTGATGATGTCCACGGGTTCGATCTTGCCGCCGTCCATAGCGGAGATGTTCCCGTAGTACTTCATAAAAGGCAGGCGCTTGGTGGTCACTCGAATGGGAAACGGCTCGATCTCCGAAGCCCACACGGGAGTGATACCGGCAAGCAGCCCACCCAATGGGAAGCCCCCGGAGCCGTCAAACAGGCTTCCGAGGGTCAAAGTCTTATTCGTCATGGGGCGCTACCTCACTAAACTTGTATTCTTTCCCATCCCGCAGAACGCTGACCTTTTCATCCGTGCCAACCTGCTCGATGTATCTGCGGACAATGACATCGCAGAACTTCTCGTCCAGTTCGATGGTGCAGCAGATGCGGTCGGTCTGCTCACAGGCAATGAGCGTGGAACCGGAGCCGCCGAAGGGGTCAAGCACCACAGAGTTTGCCATAGAGCTGTTCTGAATGGGATAAGCTAAAAGCGCAATCGGCTTCATGGTGGGATGGTCGCCGTTCTTCTTGGGCTTGTCGAACTCCCAGATGGTGGACTCTTTGCGTCCGGTGTACCACTGATGCTTGCCCTTTTTCTTCCAACCATAAAGGCACGGCTCGTGCTGCCACTGATATGGAGAGCGACCCAGCACCAGGGATTGCTTCTTCCAGATACAGCAGCCGGAGAGGTAGAATCCGGCAGCATCAAAGGCTTTTCGGAAGTTCAACCCTTCAGTATCGGCGTGGAACACATAGATGGAGGCATCGTCCGCCATGACCTTCTCCATATTGGAAAAGGCATCGAAGAGGAAGTCGAAAAACTTCTCCGATGCCATGTTGTCGTTTTTGATTTTCCCGGCGCTGCCCTCGTAATTTACATTGTAGGGCGGGTCGGTGATAACGAGGTTTGCCTTGCGGCTGTCCATGAGGGCGGTGTAGGTTTCCTCTTTTGTACTGTCGCCGCAGATGAGTCGGTGCCGTCCCAGCGTCCAGATGTCGCCGGACTTCGTGAAGGTCGGCTTTTGCAGCTCGGCATCCACATCAAAATCATCCTCTTCAGCTTCAATGCCGTCATCAAACAGCTTCGACAGCTCCTTTTCGTCAAAGCCGGTGAGGAGCGGGTCAAAGTCCGCCGCCTGTAAGGACTCGATCTCCACACGCAGAAGTTCTTCATCCCAGCCTGCGTCCATTGCCATGCGATTGTCGGCGATGATGTAGGCCTTCTTCTGGGCTTCCGTAAGGTGGTCGGCAAAGACGCACGGCACCTCAGAAATGCCTTCCTCCTTGGCGGCAAGAATACGACCGTGACCGGCAATAACACCATAGTCACGGTCGATAATAACGGGATTGATGAAGCCAAACTCACGCAGTGAGGAGCGGAGCTTATTGATCTGCTCCGGGCTGTGTGTCCGGGCGTTATTGACATAGGGAACCAGCTTCGTGATAGGTACGAGCTGCATCTCGGTCGTTGTTTTCATCAGACCAGCCCCCATTCCGCAAACTGCTCGAAGCCGCCGACCGAGCGGATGTAGTTTCGAGCAATCTCCACGATTTTCTCATACGGTCTGCCGTCCACGGTATCATCACCGATGGCACAGCAGAGCATCACAGGTTCACCGATCTCCTGGGCTTTAAGGAAAGCGTAGATATTCACGGACACATCTGCCTTGGACAGATCTTTGCCGTGCAGACCGCCGCCGGTCACCGAGTCAGCCATATCCGAGCCGAGCTTGCGGTTGGTAGCGCCGGTGTCCACATCGGTGCCGCCCGTCCAGTCGCCGAGCGGGTTGATCTCCGCATCGGGATACAGCTTTCGGAGCGCATCCGAAGGGACATTGCTCTGACAGAGGATGAGCCTGTCGCCATCCAGAATATACTTCCCGTCATAGGGATACACGGAGAAAATGTCCCGTGCGATCTGCGAGAGCTTTTTCTGTTCCCCGGTCACGGGCATTCCCTTAAAGATGCCGTTATCGCCACAGTGGACACCACCTGCCTGGTTGTCGGCGAGGTGACCGTCCTGCGGCACTTCCACATAGTCCACGGTAAGGTTTCCGGCAATGCGGTGAACTACGGCGGTCACATCTACTTCGTCCAGCTTGACGGAGGTTTCCGCAATAATGTGGCACACGCCGTGGCCGATGAGGACTTCAACAGCGATGCGGGGATTTTCTGCTTTCTTGTATGCCAGGTCAACGAGCGCACCGGCGATTCTGTCTGCCACCTTATCCGGGTGGCACGGATTTACTTTTTCAAACATGATGGGTACCTTCCTATTGAAATTTTTCGTAATCTTGGTATAATTGAAATGGGTCGATGTCTACTCCTTCCCGATCCACCAGACCAAGGGTCCGCAAGGACAGCAGCAAACGAGAAAGAACGTACCAAAGGAAGGAGAGTGCATATGAGTAACTTTTTAACGGAAATCACGGAACTGTTTCGCTACGCAAAAACCTATAAACTTTCAACCGTAACCTTGAAAACGCCAATCATTGATTTCTCGTTTGCTCCTTCGACTATTCTGCAGCCTTCTTAATGAGGGCTGCTTTTTTTACCCCTTTCTCGCACGAAGCAGGCGCTCCATAAGGTCGTCCTGCGGCGTTGGCTCGCCGTATTCCGTGCTGCAGTTTTCTTTTACGATTTGGAAAATCTCATTCCAAAGCCGCACCGCCTGGTTCATGTAGTTGATGCCGATGTTGATAAACGGGGACGGGATCGGCTTTCCCGTGGTGGGGTGCTTGGAGAGGAAACCCATGCGGTTGGTCATTTCCTCGCACTGCACCCAGCGGGCGGAACACATGGCGTAGCGCTCCAAGAGCTGCGGCGACACCTTTGCGGCACAGCCGATGCCTTTGAGCCACTGCCAGGTTTCCGTGTAGATTTCCTGCGCCTGCAGGACGCTGCCGTCCCGCTGCTCGGCAGAAAGAAAATCGTGGGGCTTCGGCATAGCAACACCCTCGACTTCGGGAATATCCAGCACTTCAAGTTTTCTGCCGCCGGGATTACCGTTTTCGGCTTTGTCCTTGACTGCGGATTTCTTCCTTCCCGCACCGGGTCTTGCACCGCCGCGCCCGCCTGTGTTATTCGATTTTGTGGGCATCTGTGACCTCCTTTCCAGTGGCAGACAAGCCGCTGCCTTTAATTACCCTTTTGATTTCGCCTTTTTCGCACACGTGACCCCGGGCCGTTGCCCGACCGAAAAGGTCCCGGAGATTTTCATCCCCCTACCGGTCGCCGAGGTCGTGGTGGATCTTGGTGTGGCAGGACTGACAGAGGCTCATAAGGTTGTCCCTTGCGTGAGTGCCGCCTTTGGAAACGGGCAGAATGTGGTGAACTTCCTGTACCGGGGTCAGCCGACCTTCCTTGAGACACATCTCACAGAGGGGGTGCTCCGCCGCATAGCGGTCACGGATGCGTTTCCATGCTCTGCCGTACTTGCGATTGACATCGGTACTACGCTCGTATTTGTCGTATTTGCGGCGTTCCTCCACACGGTGCTGTTCGCAGAACTGCCCTTCACAGAGGTTGGGGCAGCCGGGATGAGAGCAGGGTCGCAACGGTTTCTTCGGCATCGTTTCACCTCCTTCGGGCATAAGAAAAGCCCCACGGGATTGCTCCCATGAGGCTGTCCTCGATTCTTTTTCGCTGATTATATCATAGCATAATGGCGAGGTGGGCATCTACCGACAAAGGCGGGTATTTCCGGCGCCTTTCAGATCCGAATCGGGTCATCGGGTACAATTACCGCCGAAAGCGCCGCCTTGTGCCATCTGCGGATGGTGCTTTCGTCTGCGTTCAGTTCTCCGCCAATCTGCTCCCAGGTCATGTTGTGGATGTAGCGGTAGCGGAGAACCATGCGCTCGTTGACATTGGCAACGGTGTCCACAGTCGTGCGGATCTGCCGTTTCAAGTCAACGAGGGTGTCAATCTCACTGTTGACCACTTTTTCAAGATCCATGATCTTTTCCAGGCACCGCACGAATGGAGCATCCGTGTTGCGAGAGGTCTGCACTTTCTCCTCCCAGGACGGAGAGGAGATACCGCAGGCCATTTCCCGCAAGCGGGTGATCTCCGCAATGTTGGAATCGATACGCTGGTCGAGGCGGTATGCCTGACTGAGATATTCCTTTGCCGTCATACGCCGTACACCTCCCGGTGTAGTTTTTCGATCAGCACCTCACCGTCCAGAGAAGTTAGCGTCTGAAACCAGCCGGAGCGGAAGAACCGCTCACAATCCTTTCTGACGGATTCGGCATCTTTGTCCCAGGGGTATTTCTTCAAACGGCGCAGCGCACGGCGATGGTCTTTCGCTGCCGCCAGAATAATAGCGTTTGCGAGGTTCGTATAACAGGTTTCCATTCTCATCCCTCCAAGTTGGCCTTGACCGCATCGATGAGTGCGGTCTGGGTCTTTTCTTTTTTACGGAGCGCAGTCATGATGCGCTCGTCGATGGTGTCTTTGGCAATAATGTGGTGAATGACCACGGTATCGGCGGTCTGCCCCTGTCGCCACAGTCGGGCGTTGGTCTGCTGGTAAAGCTCCAGCGACCAGGTCAGCCCAAACCAGATGAGGGTCGAGCCGCCTGCCTGCAGGTTCAGCCCATGACCGGCTGACGCCGGATGGATGAGTGCTACAGGAAGCTCACCGCTGTTCCATCTGCGGATGCTGTCGGAATCGTCCAGCAGGCTGAATGGGATGTGCCGTTTGTGCAGCCGTTCGGAGATGCGCTCCAGGTCGTGCTTGAACCAGTACGCCACAAGGACGGGTTTCCCATTTGCGGCTTCGATGAGATCCTCCAGCATATCCAGCTTGCGGTCGTGTATCTGAAACACACGCTTGTCCTCTCCGTAGACTGCTCCGTTTGCCATCTGGGAGAGCTTATTCGCAAGTGCTGCGGCGTTCCCGGCATCGATTTCTTCGCCTTTCAGCGAGATAACCAGGTCTTGTTTCATGGCATCGTAGGCTTTGCGCTCTGTTTCGGATAACGTCACAATGGCGTCATTATGAACGCACTCCGGCATATCCAAATGGTCGACGGCTTTCATGGAGATGGTGATGTCGGAGATGGCATCGTAGATCTGTTCCTCCGCACCGGGCAGCGGCTTGTAGCTGAACACCACCTGTCCGTTGCGCTTGTCCGGGCGGAAGAAGGTGTTGCGGTAATGGGTGATGAACCGACCGAGCCGCTTGCCCATATCGAGGATGCGAAACTCCGCCCACAGATCCATAAGACCGTTGCTGCTTGCCGTGCCGGTCAGGCCCACGATGCGCTTGATGCCGGGACGGACTTTCAGAAGAGTTCTGAACCGCTTTGCCTGATAGCTCTTGAAGGAGGACAGCTCATCGATGACCACCATGTCGTAGTCGAAAGGGATGCCGCTCTCCTCAATGAGCCACTGGACATTCTCCCGGTTGATGATGTACACGCTGACCCGCTGCCGGAGTGCCGCCTTGCGCTCTGCTTCTGTACCGACAGCCACCGAGTAGGTCAGCCCATGCAGATGATCCCACTTGTGGATTTCCGCAGGCCATGTATCTCTGGCGACACGCAGCGGAGCGATGACCAGCACCTTGCGAACCAGAAAACTGTCGAGGCAAAGGTCGAAGATGGCGGAAAGCGTGATGATGCTCTTACCAAGACCCATGTCGAGGAATACAGCGGAGATTGAATGCTCCAGGATGAAGTTCGTGGCATACGCCTGGTAGTCATGCGCCTTGTATTTCACTGAGTATCCCTCCAATCTGTTCTACTCCGTCAATGCAGTACACCGAAAAGCTGAGTGCTTCTAACTGCCTTTTTCGCCTTACTTGCAGAGGGCGGAGTGTTTTGCCCGGTGCTTTCAACTCAATGAAGGCGATTCTGCCGCCGGGCAGGAGTACCAGACGGTCCGGTACTCCATCAAGGCCGGGGCTTGTAAACTTCGGTGCAAGACCGCCTTTTGTGCGTACAGCCTGCACCAGCTTTGCTTCTATCGTTTTCTCACGCATAATGACCTCCTGTGTTCTCAAAACTCGAAAAGTCCTTTACGCGCGCAAATGCGGGTGTTGCGTGCTTGTTGCTCTTTATTCCTTCTTCTTTCGATATATAAGAAAGGTTAGGAACACAGGAACAAGACCGCCTGTTTTCTTTGGTACTTATGGGGCCGCCGCCGTTCCCATGAGGTGTTCCCATAAATGTGCCGAGCGGATATGCTTCTCCCCGGAACCTGTTCCGAAGGATGTCGGGTACAGTCATTTTCATTAGGAACACTCCTTGGGAACAAAGACATACTGCGGACCGTAAAGCGGGATACGCACCTTGCTGTCCAGCCGCTTCCAGCCAAGACGGGCAAGGATGGCGGTCAGCTCGTTGCTGTCCGTTCTGCGGATATTGGCACGTTCCTTGCCGAAGCACTCGCACCAAATCTCCATGTTGGACACCTGGGTGCGCTTGACTGTACGGTGCTTTTGGGAATCGCCGAAGTCGCTGCCTGTGAGGAAGTTGCGGCGCTCGAAGATGTCCATGCCGTCCCAATCCTCCGGGAGCAGCGTGTCGAGATACAGCCGGACAAGCCCTTCACGCTCGTCGGACTCCATCGCCTCCCGCTGTTCAGCCTTGGACAGTGCTTCCAACTCGGCACTCAGATAGAGCTTCTCGCCCTGCTTCACATACACCAGCGTTTCCGCCCAGATCTGGCAGATCAGCTCCGGGGTCAGATCCCAGGAGTGCTTGATGCCCGTACCAGGCGTCTTGACCGGCCAGAAGCGGCGGTTTCCGGTGGTGTCCCGCAGATAGCCGGACTCGGCGTTGGTGGTGCCGAAGAACACGCACTGGCGCAAATGCGGCGTCGCCCGTTTGCCGAATGCCGCACGGTAAATGTCGTTCTGACGGGAGAGGAAGGAACGCAGCGTTTCCACCTCGGCCTTCTTCAGACCTGCCAGTTCGCCGATCTCCAAGATCCAGTACCCCTGCAATTTCTCTGCAGCGGTCTTATCCTTGGTGTCGCCCAGGTTCAGACTGTCCGAAAACCACTCTCCGGCCAGCTTGGCGATAAGGGTGCTTTTACCGACACCCTGAGGACCGTTCAGCACCAGCATGGAGTCAAATTTGCAGCCAGGATACAGCACGCGCTTGATGGCGGCGCAAAGCGTTTTCCTGGTGACAGCTCGGACATACTCGTTATCGTCTGCGCCGAGGTAGTCGATGAGCAGCGTGTCCACACGGGGAACCTTGTCCCACTCCGGCAGATTTTCAATGAACTCCCGAATGGGATGGTAGGAGCGGTCGTCCGTGACCTTCGCCACGGCGATGTCATAGTTTCTTGCAGAAAAGGTGCCGTAGTGGGAATCCACATAGCTGATAAGCTGGGCATCATCCGCATCCCGCCAGAATTTCGAGGGGTGCCGCCAAGGCACATCGCCCTTGATCTCCATGCCGTCCAGAAGCTGATTGAACACCAGCGGTTTCAGAAGCGGGTCGTTCATGAGGATTACGGTGAGGTTCTGCAGCGTGTTTTTTACCTTGCCGGCCTTGTCCAGCTCCAAGGCTTTCTGCCAGTCCTCGTCGGAGAATTCTTCGCTTGCCTGGGCTTTGCGCTCCTCGGCAAAGACCGCTTTGACTTTCTCGTCCTTGAGGGCAAAATCCGACATTGCCTGGAAGGACGGCAGCTTGCTGGGTGCGGTATCCGGGGCGCACTTATCGTCCAGGTCACGGAAACGGTGCAGGCGCACCAGGTCAAAAGCATTCAGCAGCCGACCGCAGACCGGATCTGTGGCATGGTGGCTGTATGCGAACTTGCCGTCGTAGACGATGACACCGGCAGACGAATCGGCGGGGATATAGTCGTAACGGCCGTTCATCGCAGACGGCGCATACACTTCCGAGAGAAAGGCATCGATGGCTTCCTCCACGGTATAGGCTCGGCAGAAAGCACCCACCACACCCGGCTTTGTCAGCGGGTCGGCCTGCTGGGCGATACTGTGCTGCATCACCTCGGACTGGCGGCTGGAAACCGGCCAGGTGGAGGCGTCGTGCCAATCATCGTAGTGTGAAAGGTACTCATCCGGGTCAAGCTCTGCACCGTCCTGCACCTTGTAGAAAAACTCGCCGTTAGAGGAGGTGGAAGGCCAGTACATGAGCCGGGATGCCTCGTAAGTGGTATCGTCAAATAGGTCGATACCGATCTCCTTTGCCACCATGCGGGCGACTGCCGGATATTCCTCCTCACTGATTTCCCGCTTCAGCGGAATGAGCAAACGAAGGCGGGGATGCTCCGGCGTGTGTTTATGGGTGGAATAGACGCAGCACTTGAAATCGTGGAACAGCGTAATTTCATCCCAGATATCCGGGGTGCCGTAGTCCATATCCAGCGTGAGCAGAGAGCGGCACAGCACCATGCCGTTTTTGCGGCGACCTTCCCGGAGATGCCCTCCGACAAAACCGCCCACATCCTTGATGCCGTCCTGCTGACCCTTTTTCAGCTTGCGGTATTCTTCGACCGTTTCGGTGGTGCGGATGGTGCTGCCGCAGCGGGCGCAGAGATCCGCCCAGGAGATGTCCTGGTTCTTCCACTTTTTATCCATGCGGCTATTGCCGACTGCGATCTTCATCTGTGTACCTCCTCACAGTTTTCGGTAAAGTAACGGATAAGCTGACCTTTTCGTTTTGCTTTCTCGATCTCGATGCTCATGCCGCTGGTGATTTTCTCTCCAAACACCCACAGCTCGGCGCATTTGGAGAGTAGGACGATGTCCATGAACAGTGCCAAGTCACGCTCCTTGCGGTCATTGTCGTTCATGAATTGGGTGAAATAGATGTGCGGTGCGATGGGTACGCACCCAGCTTCCACGGCGAAGCGGCAGTAAGTACGGGCGTTCTCCTGGTTCTTCAACATATCCCCTGCCAGCGGAGAGCAGATATACACCACAGGACGGAAGGCTCGAAGTGCCTTGGCTTCCTGCTCGATCTTTGTCAGTGCCTCGTAGGCAGTGGGGTCGTAATACCCCTCGCAATTAAATTTATTGACTCCCATTTGGGTCACCTCAGTCTTTCTTATAAAAATCGCAGACATAGCCGTCTGCCCGGAGCAGAAGCCCCGATGCCCAAGTGGGCGTTTGCCCCATGACGGAGCAGATATTCTCCAAAGAAGTATCCGGCGGTGCTTCGATGACCGCTTCATCGTGGACGTGCATGACGATGCGGTACCCGGCAGCATTCAGCCGGAGCATAGCTTCCGCAAGAATGTCCCTTGCCGTTGCCTGGACGATGTTCTCCACGAACTTGGGTCCGTAGCTTTCCAGCCGCAGCCACTTTTTCTGTTCGCCGACACCTTCATAGGTCACGGACTCATTGCCGAAGTGGTTCAGACCCATTTTCGGCTTCACATACACCAGCCGTCTGCCGGAAGGCAGCACCACGAACATCATGCCGCTCTGATAATAGAAGCGAATGCCGTGTGTTTCTGTGGCAGTTCGCTCTCGGACGCAGGTGGAAGCTGCTTTGTCCACATCCCACCAGAACTTTGTAATATGGGGGTTGGACAGACGCCAGGCATCCACCAGCGGTTTCAGTTCTTCTTCCTGTAAGCCGTAGTTCAGTGCGCCCATTGCTTTCAGCGCACCTACGGAGCCACCGTAGCCAAGAGCCAGCTCGGCAATTTTGCCTTTCTGCCGCAGATGCCCGTTCACACCGTGCTTTTCCACGGGGACATGGAACATCTGCGAAGCGGAAGCGCAGTAAATGTCGCCGCCCTTTGCAAAAACCTCCTGCCGCCAATGCTCTCCGGCGATCCACGCGATGACCCTCGCCTCGATGGCGGAGAAGTCTGCCACATAAAAGCGGCAGCCGGGTTTCGGCACAAAGGCAGTGCGGATAAGCTCAGACAGTACCAGCGGTACAGAGTCATAGAGCATTTCCACGGCGGCCGTATTGCCACTGCGGACCAGTGCCCGTGCGGTGTCCAGATCCGGCAGATGGTTCTGCGGCAGGTTCTGCACCTGGATGAGTCGACCGGCATAGCGACCGGTGCGGTTGGCACCATAAAACTGGATAAGCCCTCTGGCCCGGTCATCCGAACCCACCACGGTCTGCATGGCCGTGTATTTCTTGACGCTGCTCTTGGCAAGCTCCCGCCGCAGGGAGAGTGCCAGCTCCACTTCGCCGTCCGCTTTTTCGAGCATATCCGCCACGGCGGCCTTGGAGAGCGAATCTGCCTCCACGCCTTTTTCGGCAAGCCACGCCTTGAGCTGCGCCGGACTGTTGGGGTTAGCCAAGCCGGTGACGGAGCGAGCCTGCTCCATGTGCGTCCGCTTGAAGCGTTCATCACAGCGAATCGCCTGGGTGACGAGGGTGCGGTCGAGCATGATGCCCCGGTCATTGATCTGCTGGTCGAGGGTGTAGTTACGCCACTCCGACTCCGTGACCGGGAACTTGGAGAGCTTCTGCTGAATGGACATTTCCGTTTCCACATCCCGAAGGTTGTAGGCTTTGAAAAGCGACCATTTCTCCAGCGCATCTGTCGGATAATGTCGAATGGGCGAACCGTCTCTTGCTTTTGCCGGAGTGCAGAAATACCGGATGAGGTCTTTGCCTTCTTTGAGCTTCTGCTTTTCCAGACCCAGCACGGCACCGACGCCTTCCAGCGAAAGCGGCAGACCCAGCGTTGCCGCCCAGACCATCGTGCAGTGCCAGGAGGACGGGTCGAGATATTGTCCGGTTGGGTATCCAAGATAGCGGGACAGACACACACGCTCGAATTGTGCATTGAATGCCCATTTGGTCACGGCAGGGTCGGTCAGCGCAGAGCGGACATCGGCAGGAAGCGTTTCTCCGGCAGTCAGATCCACGACCTGCACCGGTGCACCGTCTGCGGAGTAGCCGAAGAGCAGCACCTCAAAATCCGGGGCTTCGGCATAGCGGTACACGCCGCATTTGGTGAGGTTCTCTGAGGAGAATGTCTCAATATCGATGCTAAGTGTTTTCATACGCATTCCTTCCTACGGAATATGGGTGGCAGAGGTCAATTTCTGCCACCCACAGAGCCGTCTGGGGTTACTTGAATTCCTTCATGCGCTTCTCGTGGTATTCCAGGTCACGGGAAGCCTGTTCCTTCTCACGCTTTTCACGCTTGTGGTCATTGCTGATGCCCTGCACCAACCAAACGAAGAAGCCGATGCTGAGGCAGGCCCAGATGCCAAGGAGGGCGGTTACCAGGATGTTCTGAATCAGTTCCATTGTGTTGCACTCCTTTCTCAGGACAGGAAGTCGTCGTCCAGGTCGGTGGCGAAATCGTCAGCCGCAGAGGACTTGCCGCCGAGAGGCTCACCATCACGAACCTTCTGAATGTTGCCCAGACCACAGGCAATGCCGCGGTTGCCGTTGGAATTGAAGGCGTAGAAGTTTACGGACACTCTGGCGTAGCAGCCGGAATACACCTCGGAGCGGTCAAGGATCGGCTGAACGCTGCGGTCCACGATCTGAGGAGCGGTGGTGCTGTTGGCGTTTACGAAGAAGCTGTTTTTGTATGCTTCGTCATCACGCTCGGTATCGCCGTCACGGAGCGGGAGCTTCAGAGCCGCCTTGTTGGGGATCTTCCCGCCGAACTTGGCGACGCCCTCCTTGATGGCAGCGTCCACGGCGGCGTTGATGGCGTCGAGGGTCTGCTTATCGGATTTCGGAATAATGAGGGACACGGAATACTTGGGGTTGCTGCCGTTAATAGAGGCAGGCTCCCACACGTTTGCGTAGGACAGGCGGACAACGCCGGTCACAACTTTGGTCGAATTCATCTTGTTAGCCATAATTACAGTTCTCCTTTATAGTCGGTAAAGTCTTGTTTTGCACCCGTGGTCGTAATAGCCGGACGCCGGTCGGATGCGGGAACGAGCGTCGGCTTTCCTTTGGGCTTGACGACCAGACTGCCGAGCACCTCGGCAAAGGTCTTTTTGCCCATGAGCTTCTCCATCTCGGTGATGGGAATGAGGGACTTCTTGAAGATGTCGGTATACCCGGCCGCACGGGCAGCAGCGACAACGGCATCCTCGTCGGTGTACTTGCGATTGGTGCGGCTCTCCACCAGCTTGTAGCCGGGCCACTGTTTTCCGTGGTTGACCGCTGCGTCCTGGGCGTAGGCCATGAGCTCATTCGCCCATTTGGTGAGATCATCCAGCTTGCCGAGAATGTCGCCGATCTCCGCATCGGAAAGCAGAGGCGGCTGAGCAAACTCGTATTTGGCAAGTTGGAGCTTGGCATCGGCTCTGGCTCGGCACTTGACCGCCGCCTTGCAGAATTGGCACCAGCTTCCGGGGCAGTATTCACCTTCGCCTTTGAAGGCAAGCTCGGCCTTGGGTTTCAGTGTCTTTTCCGCCCAATCCCGAAGCTCGGCAACGGAAATGACCCAGGTGCTGACATTCTCCCGGCGGGGCTGGTAGATGGTCATAGAAACTGTCTCAATGTCGTAGAGACAATCGAAGATACGGAGTGCGCCGAGCGCATACAGCATCATCTGCGGATTTTCCTCGGCATTCACCAACACGCCCTGGCCGTACTTCAGATCGATAATGTGGAGGAGCTTGTCTGCCACGATGAGGCAGTCGCCGGTGCCGAAGCCGTCCGGCACATAGCAGGAGAAGTCCAGCCGCTGCTCAATGAGCACCTTTGGGTCCGGGCAATCCTGCCGGGCTTCCTCGATGGCTTCCAGAACGAACTCCAGGTAACTGTCCGTGTACATCTCCATTTCATCGGAATCGTACTTGCTGACAGGGCGGGTGGAGCGCATCTTCAGTGCCTTACGGAGCTTGTGTTCTGCCAGCGCATGAGCGGCTGTGCCTTCGGCTGCGGCTTCCGTTTCTCTGTCCTCAAACTCCAATTCCAACCTTGCGGAGGGATTGCAGTGAAGCCAGCGGTGGGAGGAAGATGCCGAGAGGACTGCGTGACGATTAGGGGGCATCCTTCAGCACCTCCACATCTTTGAGCAGCGCCTCATAGTGCTTGGGGTCGATGCCGGAGAGCTTCGGAGCACCGTACTTTTTAAGGAGCGCCTGGATCTCGGTCGTGAATCCGGCTCGGCTCTTTTCACCGAGGACTGCTCGGACTTCCTCCAGCGTCAGTTCCTTTTTGGGAGCAGGTGCAGGTGTCTTCGGCTCTGCATCAACAGTCGGCTCATTCTGCAGCATGGCATCTGCCACAGCCTGAACGCTGTCCGCCAGGGAGCGAAGATCCTCGACCACATCGAGCAGGAGCTTGACCTTACTCATGTACACCACCTCCCATCGGAACTTCGGTGATGGCAATGGACTCGACCGAGTTGCCGGGAACCACGACCATGACCTTCTGCTTGGGACCCAGAAGCAAGGTGAAGAGTTTCTCGCGGATGCTGACCGTTCTGCAAGCAACTACGCCGCCGTTTCTGGGCTTGTCTGAAACACGGATATTCAAGTTGTGTCTCATACGGGGTTACCGTCCTTTCCGGAGGGCTTGTATTTTGTTGCCTTCCGGTGTACCCAGAAAAATCGTGGATTTGTCAGGGTGTCTGGCGGAAAATTTTCAAAAACTTTTTTCTGCCTGCCTCGATGGACTCGGAAACAGACTGAAAGCTGGCCTCTTCGATGGCAGCGATTTCCCGCAGGGTCTTGCCGTTTGCGTACAGTCGAAGCCGGCGCTGCTGGGTGGCAGTCAAATGCGAGAAGGCTTCTCGGATACGAGCGGTCTGTTCTGCCGAATCATCCTCTACGGCATATTCGTCGCAAGCACCGTACTCCTCGCCCTCGTAGTCGATGGCGTCGTAGGAGTAGCAATGGTAGCGATGACGCTCGTCCTGCGCGTGCTCCGCCTTACGGCTGTCGATGATGACGGCACCGATTTCGTCAGAAACCTCGACCTCCGTCACTGTTCCGTCCAAGAATGCGTATTTGATTTTCATAATGTGTCCTTTCCGCTTGAGACGGCACTGAGCGGTCGGGACACAAAAAGAGCCGGTGGTCACGACGGACTCACCGGCAGACAGCACCTACAAGAAGGCATGGCAAAGCACGGTGGGTACATCGAGTTCAAAAAATCCTTGGTGGGGTTTTCGGTTCTCCATGTATCCCGCCGCCTCTAATGCGCATCTCAAGGCTTTGAGATTAAATTTGGTGGGGCTACTTGCCCCAAGGGGTATATAAGGTTTTTCGGGTTTATGAGAAAAACAAAAGACGGCCGGGACATAGCGCGCCCCATAAAGGGGAGGCTAAATCCTGGCCGTCTTGCAGCTCTGCGGACTTGTTATTCTCTTTTGTGCTTACGCAGCACGGGGATGGCTTTTTACATGAAAAGCCCTTGTGCTGATTCGCGTCATAACCGTTTCGGTATCTCGCAGTGTTACTGTGAAGCTGTCGCCCACAGGCACGGTCATTCTTACCGCACGGTCTTTGTGCTGGATCTCAACGATCCCTGTCTGGGCATCCGCCATACAGACGAGATGTCCCTTACAATCTCGGTACGCTACCATCGGGGTCCTCCTTTCTTGCTGTACTCATAGGCACCACCTCCTTAATGTTAACTTGTTAGCAAACTTGCTAACGCTTGCTGTAAAAAAACACAGCGGGCGGTAAAACCCGCTGTAGTTTTCGATATGGACGCTCAAGAACCGACCACGCCTGCAAAATCCACGATGGCAGAAGCGTAGGAATAATCGGTCGTATCGCTGGTTTTGATGTAACCGAGGTCTTTGAGCCTGTTTGTCGCCGCCTGGATGGAAACATCAAAGCAGTTGGACAGATTTGCCACCAAAAGGGCACGAGATACAGGGTTCTTGAGCTTGTCCCTGAAAGGCCGCACCACGAGATCCACCGAACACTTCGGCATCAGAACGGCAGCGGACAGGTGGTTTGCCTGCCACTCCATCCAGTCATGGTCGTCCCATTTGCGAGTGTCCGATTTATTTGTCATGCCATTGTCGACTCGGCATTGTATCATGGGGGCAATGAGCTCATCGTCAAAAATGGATACCTGGTCGGGGTTATACGTGAAATAGCCGGAATGGAAGATGTCATGCCCACCCTCATGTCCGAGTGTGAAGCGGTAACGATGTCGTTGGCTCTCATCCAGAAGGCGGTTGTCGATGATGACGGTACGGGCCTTGGCGCTGATATACTCCGCCCGATTTGTGGCAGGGTCAAAAACCGGCACCTTATTGGTGTCGTTAAAAACAGTCATCCCAAGGTACACGCCATTGTGGGACAGATATTGAAAATCCGGCGTCATTCCGAGATAGAATTCGATAAAGCCTTCAATGTCCACGGGCGAAGGATTTGTAAGGACCTCCGGCTGAAAATCCTTTACGAACCGCTCTCCAATGGCATCGATCTCGGCTTTGCTCAAAATCGGTACGCCGTTGTTCTTCACTCGAAGAGAGGGAGTGTACATCTTTATAAATTACCCCTTTCGCTGCTTGAGCTCCTCGACGAACTTCAACCAGTCGGCCTCACTTGCATCCAGATCACGTGCCGTGCGGAGCGCAGCGGACACATAGTCGTGTTCCATGATATAGTCAGGCAGGTCCGGGGCAACAGAGTTTCTCTTTTTGCCAGCCAGATCATACATCGTAGTTTTATCCTCGTCGTTCAGCATGAGAATTTGGGAAATCAGCTCCAGCTTCTCCATTTCAGGAGGGTTACGGCGATCCTTCTCGATGTCAGTCAGATAGGGCGCAGTAATCCCAATCATTTCTGCCATCTTACGGAGCGTGATTTGTTTCTCAGTGCGCTTCCTTTGCAGGAACTCTCCAAAATTCTGGTACTGTGTGTTCATGTCGTTCACCTTTTCTACTTAACATTATAAGCCCTGTTATTGATTCATTTTCGCCTGTTTGTTTTTCTTCTCGGCACTCTTATCATAAATTACGGGCAACTCTCATCACAACGGTGAATCGAATTAGCACGGCTGCTTGTTCGCTTGTTAGCAGTTATGCTAACAATATTATATCCATAGAGCCGTACCTTGTCAAGTAGTTTGGATGAAATTTTTACAAAACCTGCGCTATTGATACATAATACCCGGCATTTTAACCTTATCTCGTCCGTCTGCGGGCATTTTTAAGTCACCAAGCAGAGATGCATAAGTGACGGCGGCTTTACCGAAACGACCCCGTATCTCCTCCACGGCATCCTGTACCTTTTCCTTGGCTATGCGCTGCTGCACATTGTCGAACAGCGAAACCTGCTCCGCATCGCTCTTCGGGGAAAGCTCTATAGCGCGGACGGTCACCGCTCGAACCTTTGTGTTCCAGGTATATCGCTCCTGAAAGCAGCGGAAAGCGGCGGCAGCGATTTCTGACGGAAGCTGTGTTTTGATTGGGAGCTTGCACTGAAATTGCGAACCGAAAAGGTCGTTTCCTCGGACATGGATTTGAACGGTACGGGTTGAAAGGCCGTGTACACGCAGTTTATGACCAATATCCTGTGAGAGCGCAAGAATCACTTTCCGCACTTCATCCTCGTTTTCCAGATCGGATATGCAGGTTATACCATGCCCCACCGATTTGATGGGTGACACAAAATCCTTGTGCATGACCCTGGAATTGTCCCTGCCGTTGGCGTAGCTCCACAGGCCAAGTCCGTTCACGCCAAGAAGCCCCTTCAGAAACACTGGGTCACAAGCGGCAACATCTCCGATAGAGCGGACACCATACCGCGCAAGTTTCGCCGTGGTGGCTGGACCGCAGTAAATCATATCGCTGCATGGGAGTGGCCACACTTTTTCTCTGAAAGCGTCGCTTGAAATCTCTGTGATGGCATCCGGCTTCTTCATATCAGATCCCAGTTTGGCGAACACCTTATTAAAGGAAACCCCAATGCTGACTGTCAGGCCAAGTTCTTCCCGTACAGAGCGGCGAATCTGCTCGGCTATATTCATAGCATCGCCGCAGACAGCACGACTGCCTGTGACATCAAGCCAGCATTCATCCATGCCGAAAGGCTCCACCATGTCGGTGTATCTTTGGTAGATAGCTTGGGTCAGCTTGGAGTACTTGAGGTACTGGTCGTACTGTGGCGGTACAATAATAAGATCCTTACAGCAGCGCTGCGCCTCCCAGTTGACCATGCCGGTTTTCACACCCGCCCGTTTTGCTTTTTCGGATTTCGCAAGGACGATGCCGTGCCTATCCTCGGTGCAGCCGCATACCGCTACTGCTTTGCCTCTAAGCCGTGGGTCGAGCATCATTTCGACCGATGCGTAAAAGCAGTTCAAATCACTATGAAGAATTGCTCTTTCCATATTGACCGCCTCATTTCAGAAAAACTTCACAATTTCCTCTTGACAAGATGAAGTTAAATCGCATATAATGATTACAGAACTTCATAAACTTCATTTCTGATTATAGCCACGAAATGAAGTCCTGTCAATAGCTTCAATGAAGTTGATGAAGTTACAGAACGAAATTTACAGCGGAGGAGATTGGTTATGACTTTTTCCGACAAGATTAAACGAGCCCGTGAGGTCGCAAAGATGACGCAGCATGAACTCGCTCAGGAGGTTGGCGTATCCCAGCGGACCATTGCCTCTTATGAGTCCGGCGGTGCAAGAGCCAGGAAATCTACCACAGAAAAATTGGCGCACGCCCTCAAGGTGTCCGTAAGGTATCTTTCAGATGACGACTGCACGAATCCCTTGGAAGATATAGAGAAGGACGAGTATATTGAGCAGGCTCGTGAACTGTATGGGGCAAAAGGTGTCCGGGATATGGATGAGCTGTTGCGGGACAACGCTGCTTTGTTTGCGGGCGGTGAACTGTCCCAGGATCAGAAGGACGCTTTTTTCCAGGCTGTCATGACTGCCTATGTGACCTGCAAAGAAGAAGCAAAGGCAAAATTCGGTCGCAAGTCTTGATACTGTCCTGTTTATGGTACAGTTCTGAGTTTATAATACTCACAAAGGGATTTTTATACCCTTTTCCAGATACAAGGGGGTGTGGCAATGTCATACGCAGATGTGTGCGAGGCAGTTGAGTCTTTGCAGAGAAAGTACTGTGAGCGTGATCCGTTTCGCCTGTGCGCAGATATGGGTATCAAATTGCTCTATCAGCCGCTCGGAACAGACCCCGACGCCATCAAGGGGTTCTATCTTGAGAGCAAGCGGATACGCACGATTACCGTCAACTGCGACCTGCCGGTCGTTATCCAAAGGATTATCGTTTCGCATGAGCTTGGGCACGCAGTACTTCATCGCAAATCGGGCGTCAAGGCATTTCACGATATAGGGCTCTTTGACGAGAGCTCTCTTACAGAAAAAGAAGCGAACCTCTTCGCCGCAGAATATCTTCTGGATGACGAAAAGGTTCTTGATACATTAAACAGAGATACAACATTTTTCTCGGCGGCTGCCAAACTTCTGGTTCCCATTGAGCTACTCGACTTTAAGTTCAGGGTAATGAAGTGGAAGGGATACAAGCTGATAGAGCCGCCGATAACGGCGCAGAATAATTTTCTCGCCAATATGGAGGTGCCGGATGATGCAGACTGCTACTGCGACTAAGCCGCCGAAAGTGTATGTAGCCGTCAAAGCAGATTTTGCAGCGGACGGCACGATGTTTCCAAGGATCATCACTTGGGAGGACGGCGAGAAATATGAGATAGACCGTGTATCCGATATCCGTCAAGCTCCTGCGCTGAAAGCCGGAGGCCAGGGCGACCGCTATACGATATGGATTGGCGGTCACCAGAGTTATCTGTTTTTCGAGCGCAGCGCAGACCTTACCGGAAACAACATCGGACGATGGTTTGTAGAACGGAGGCATTAGGCAATGATACTGCGAATCATTGATGAGATAGAAAAGGCACTCAGTCATGACCTCTACTTCGCAGCGCTGAACCTGGCGCTCACACTGCCCGACATCTGCGGAAAGGCGGAATACCCCGACCTGCGCACGGGTGAGCGTTATAAAAAGTGGTATGATGAAAATGTGGGTGTGACGGAAAAGCCTCCAAAGTGTACTGAGGACGAGCCGGAAATGCCGTACTTAAGCGGTGAGGTGGTATATAGCCTCCGCTGCTCATTACTCCACGAAGGAAATCCGAACCTGCAAAAGAATGGGAAACATCCCATCCCAATCGACTGCTTTTCGTTGGTGATTCAGTCTGAGCAGCCGTTTCGTATTTATGGTGGCGAAGGCAGCAGTGTACTGACAAGCTCTGACGGCACGGAAGTCCGCAGTTACCGAGTAAATGTGCGGAGACTGTGCATGGTGCTGTGTTTGTGTGCCAAGGGGTACTATGAAGAAAATAAGGATAAATTCGATTTTTACAACTACGAGCTTATCGATTGGGATGAGGTTACAGCATCTTTGCCTCCCATCGACATGGAAGAAGTGTTTCGGAAACTCGCAGACCCAAACCTCTCCTAAAAGAGCATAGCGGCGAAAGTGCAGACGAATAAGCAAAAACGATGCCGGACTGACACCAAAAGTGCGGGCAGTCCGGCATCTTTCACTTAGTTATTGACCTCCTCATTATCTATGGAACTTTCGGCGAGAGCTGCTGCGGCTTCACGCTCACGACGAGCCGCCCAGCCACCTTTCGCCCTGGGTGCGTATGCTGATTCCAGCGCATACATGATGCCCTGCTCTTCGGCAAAGTAAATACCGGGGACATTCCAGTTATCCTCGGCATTCCAGTCCATCAACTTTCTGACCATATCCACAACCGTGGCGTTGCTGATTTTGATCTGCGCTTTCTGCTCACCCTCCGGCTTGGAGAAGCGCACGGCATTCGGAGCGTCCTCCTTGCAGGCACGGATGGCGAACTGCTTCGACTTCGGCTCGATCAGGAACTGGATGTACTCTGGGAAGCGGAGCTCCTGTGCGGTCTGCACATTGAACTTCACAACATTGCCTGCGAAAGTGCAGACAGAGGCGGAACGGGTTTTAATAAGATCGATGACAGAAAATTTCTCAAACATGGTAGTTACTCCTTCTCAATTACAATAAAGTTTTCGTCCTCCTCGGCAACGGCCGAGGCGGGTTCTGGTTTTTTGGTTGCGGGGGTAAGCAGATTGTCCACATACTCCTCGTCCCACGATGAATCGACGATCATGAAGCCAGACAGTACTCCCTTGACCACGATGCGTGGCTTTCGGTGGGTGCTGCGCCGTTTCCGATACCGTCGTTCTTTGCGGATCTGCTGTGCCAACAGCCAATCGGTCTTCTCGATGATGGGGATATGATGCCCCTCAACGAAATACTGCGGTTCTATGCCGTTGTTCTTTACACTCTTATGCGTGAAAAAGTCTATCGTAACTGTTTTTTGACACAAGGCATCTCCACAGAATTTCTCGTTTTTAAGGATGCCAAGGACACTGCCGGAGCTCCAAACCGATAGACCTTTTACAGTAGGAATGCCGCTTTTCGTCAGCAAGTCTGCTATTTGCGTGGATGAATAGCCGTCCAGGTAAAGACTGTATATGGTTCTGACAATATCCGCTTCGTCCTCTACGATTTCCCAGTTCTTTTCATCATCCAGCCGATAGCCGAGCAGAGCCCAACTGGGGTAGATTCCAAGGCCCTGAGCTCTTCTGCGCTTGAATGACCATTTTAGGCTGTTGGATTTTTGCTCAGACTCACTCTGTGCCACAAGGCTCAATACGGTAATGACCATATCGCTGCTCTTATCCAGCGTGTTGAGCTTCTCGGTCTCAAAGTACACGCCCACAGGCGGGTCGAGCTTTCGCAGCATGAAAATGTAGTTCAGACTGTCCAGCACATTTCTGGCAAAACGGCTGACCTGCTTCGTGATGATAAGGTCGATCTCTCCCGCTTTGCATTTCTCGATCATTTCGAGAAAGTGCTCACGGTGCAAAACAGAAGTACCGGAAATGCCCTCATCGGCGAAAATACCGGCAAACTCCCATTCCGGATTCTCCCGGATCATACGGGTATAGTTTTGCACTTGAAGCTCGTAACTGCTTGCCTGGGTGTCCTCATCCGTGCTGACACGGCAGTACGCACACACACGAAGTTTTTTCTTTTCGGTTTCCGCTTCCATATCCCTTTTTGCAGGAATGATCTGTACCTCCTTTTGCGGACCATTAATGTATGCGTCACGGATGACGTTCTTGGTGGACTGCCTTTTATCCTCGCTGCGACCGCGAGGTCGAAGTGGTTGTTTCTTCGTTATCTTCATAGGTTCACCTCCTCCTGCCGCAGATTATGTGGGCAGATAAGCCCACACCGCAGCTCGGAGCCGGCGAATTCTATTATATCGTGAAAATATGAAAACCGTTAACTTAAATGGTATATATCGCTCAGGTTAACGGTATTGGGAGCAAAAAATAAGAAGCCTTTCAGCTCCTTATTTCAACATCGGTGATTTACTTGTCCTTATTCATGGCTTTCAGCATCTGGTTCGCCGCTTTCTTTTGTTCCGGCGTGAGGTTGACCCAGTTTTCAAACAGCTCTTTGAGTTCTGGGTTGATTTCGACCATCTCACCCTCGGCAAAGAACTGCGCCATTGTGATGCCGAATCCCTTACAGATCGCTTCCAGCGTTGAGAGTGAGGGAACTGTATTTCTCCTATAAATATTCGCAATCGTGGACTCGGATAAGCCGCAGTTCTTTGCCAGCCTATACTCAGTCCACCCGCGCTCGTTTAAGAGCTGCCGGAGCCTCTCGTGCGTGTCCATAGCATCACCGCCCTTCCTGTAATTATTTTACCCGCAAACTAAAAGGTATTGTACTGGCTACTTGTACTGAGCATACCGTTATGTTAAACTGTATAATAACGGGAATTCAGTACGGAGGGATGACAATGCTGACCGAGGAACAGAAACGGATGCACAGAGTGTGTTTTACGGGCCACCGCCCAGAGAAGTTGACACAGCCGGAAAGCGTGATCGTGAAGGCTCTGGAAGCTGCGATCAAAGAGGCAATTGCCGATGGCAAGAATGTTTTTATTTCCGGCATGGCTCGTGGGGTGGATATCTGGGCAGCTGAAATCGTGCTGCGCCTGCGGAAAGAGGGGGCGAATGTAAAACTGATTTGTGCCAGCCCATACGAAGGCTTTGAGCGTGGATGGAGTGCCGAATGGCAACGACGGTACAATGTCATTCTTGCTGCCGCCGACCTTGTTCGTTTTATCTGTCCGGGGTACAGCAGAGCCTGCTTCCAGATCCGCAATGAATGGATGGTCGACCATTCGGCTCTGGTAATTGCTGTGTTCAACGGTCAGCCCAGCGGCACCAAGAATACGATTGACTATGCCAATCGGAAAGGTGTTGCATATCGGAATATACTCTCCGAAACATGAATTTTTTCTTCACAAATTTGAGAATTATCTTGTTTTTCAGCAGAATTGGTGATATAATAATCTTGAATTAGTATGTGCAGAAAGCGAGGACGGTCAAATGGGCGTTTCTTACAAGAAGTTATTTAAGTTGCTTATCGATCGGGGCATGAAGAAAAAAGACCTGCAAGAGGCGGCTGACCTCAGTCCTGCGGCAGTTACAAAGCTCGCAAAAGACGAATATGTACGGCTCGATGTGCTTGTGAGAGTTTGCTGTGCATTGGGCGTCGATATCGGTGACATCATGGAAGTCACAAAAGATGAATAAAGGCATCTATAAATAGATCGAGTTTATTTTGTAAAAGTCCGCAGCCGTGCTGCGCTCTTTTACCCCCATTAACTTCCGATAATTTTGGGTTATCGGAAGCAACAGAAGGAGGCATTGGCATGGGCGACCTTATGAAAAAACATGAAATGACTGAGGAGGACATCAAACTTCAGTTTATTACCCCAGCCATTGAGGGCGCTGGTTGGGACAGGCAGAAGCAGATCCGCATGGAGTACAACTTCACGGACGGTCGTGTTATCGTCCGTGGTAATGTTACTGCCAGAGGCAAAAGAAAGCGCACTGACTATCTGCTCTACTACAAGCCCAATATTCCACTGGCTATCGTCGAGGCGAAAGATAACCGGCACAGCGTTGGAGCCGGGATGCAGCAGGCCATCGAATACGCCGAGGTGCTGGACATTCCGTTTGTGTACAGCTCGAATGGCGATGGTTTCCTTGAACACGATATGAAGACCGGGAAAGAGCGAGAGCTGACGCTTGAGCAGTTTCCCTCGCCGCAGGATCTTTGGCAGCGACACATTGGGGACGAGCACTTCACGCCGGAGCAGGAGCAGCTCATCACTGAGCCGTACTATTTTCAGCCTGGTGATAAGACTCCTCGCTACTATCAGCGTATCGCCATCAACCGCACCGTCGATGCGGTTGCCCGTGGGCAGGATCGTATCCTCCTCGTTATGGCGACCGGTACCGGCAAGACCTATACCGCTTTTCAGATCATCCACCGCCTTTGGAAATCCGGCCGAAAGAAAAAGATCCTGTTCCTTGCTGACCGCAATATACTCGTGGACCAGACCATGCAACAGGACTTCAAGCCCTTTGCAAAGGTCATGACAAAAATCGAGGGCAAAAAGTTGGATAGCTCCTATGAGCTGTATCTGTCCCTCTATCAGCAGTTGGCTGGTGATGAGAACGAAGAGCCGTTCCGTGCATTTCAGCCGGATTTCTTCGACCTCATCGTCATTGATGAGTGTCACCGTGGCAGCGCCAAGGAGGACTCCCGTTGGCGCAGGATACTCGAATATTTCCACAGCGCCACGCAGATCGGTATGACTGCTACACCCAAGGAAACAAAAGAGGTATCCAATATTTCTTACTTCGGCGAACCCATTTATACATACAGTCTGAAACAAGGTATCGACGACGGCTTCCTCGCCCCGTACAAAGTTCTCCGTGTCGGACTGGACAAAGACCTGGAAGGTTGGCGACCCACGGCTGGACAGCATGACATCTACGGTTACGAAATCGAGGACCGGGAGTACAATACCAAGGACTATGACAAAAACCTCATCATCGATGAGCGCACCACCGCCGTAGCAAAGCGCATCACTCGCTTTTTGAAAGAAAACGACCGCTTTGCCAAGACCATCGTATTCTGCGTGGACATCGACCATGCAGAGCGGATGCGGCAGGCGCTCGTGAACGAAAACAGCGACCTCGTGGCGGAGAATGCCAAGTATGTCATGCGTATTACCGGCGACAACGCCGAGGGCAAGGCGCAGCTCGACTACTTTATCGCAGAGGACAGCAAATATCCCGTGATCGTTACGACCTCCAAACTGATGACGACTGGCGTGGACTGCAAAACGTGCCGGCTCATCGTTCTGGATAACAACATAAACTCAATGACCGAGTTCAAGCAGATCATCGGTCGTGGCACACGCCTCAAGCCCGACTACGGCAAAGAGTATTTCACCATCATGGATTTCCGCAATGCCTGCCGACTCTTCGCAGACCCGGAATTCGATGGCGACCCGATCTCTATCATTGATGATGGCGATGATCCCGGCGAAGAGCCGACTGCCAATCCACCGAAGCCACCCGTTCCGACTCCCGGCCCCGGTGGGGACACCGACGATCCGCCTGAAAAGAAGCACAAATTCCGGGTGCGTGGTGTCGAGGTAACGATCCTGAATGAGCGTGTCCAATACTACGACAAGGACGGCAAGCTCATCACGGAAAGCGTGACGGACTACTCCAAGAAGAACATCCTCGGCGAGTATGCCACCCTGGATTCCTTCCTCCGTGCCTGGAACTCCGAGGAGAAGAAGCAAGCAATAATCGACGAACTGCAGGAGCGTGGCGTCCTGTTGGAAGCGCTGCGGCAGATCGCCGGGAATAAGGATATTGACGATTTTGACCTCATCTGCCACATTGCCTACGATAAGGCACCGCTGACGAAGGCAGAGCGGGCAAACAATGTCCGCAAGCGTGGATACCTCTACAAGTATTCCGGCTTGGCACAGGAAGTTCTGAGTGCGCTGCTGGACAAATACATGAACGAGGGCATTCAGGATATCGAGAACATCGAAATCCTGTCCAATGACCCGTTCCGCAAATTCGGCACCCCCATGAAGATCGCAAAGCTGTTCGGCGGCAAAAGCGGATACATTCAAGCCATCCGTGATTTGCAGAAGGAAATCTACGCTGCGTAATAGGAGATATAAGATATGAGTTTAAATAACCTGGTAAAACGACTGCAGGACATCATGCGGAATGACGCAGGCATCAACGGCGATGCCCAGCGCATCGAGCAGATGGTTTGGATTCTCTTTTTGAAGGTGTATGATGCCAAGGAAGAGATCTGGGAGTTTTACGACGAAAATTACACATCCATCATTCCGGAGGAGCTGCGCTGGCGCAATTGGGCCGTCGACCACAAGGACGGCAAGGCGCTCACCGGCGATGCACTTCTGGACTTCGTGAACGGAAAGCTGTTCCCGACCCTCAAGGCCATCGCAATCGATGAGAATACACCCATGAGCCAGATCATCGTCCGCACGGCCTTCGAGGACAACAACAACTACATGAAGGATGGCATCCTGCTCCGCCAGGTTATCAATGTTATTGATGAGATCGATTTTGAGGAGTACGAGGACCGTCACGCCTTCGGTGAGATTTACGAAACGATTCTCCGCAGCCTGCAGAGCGCCGGTAACTCCGGTGAATTCTATACGCCCCGTGCGGTCACGGACTTCATGGTGCAGATGATCAAGCCCAAACTCGGCGAGTCTATTGCGGACTTTGCCTGCGGAACCGGTGGCTTCCTTACCTCTGCGCTGAAGGTGCTGGATGCCCAGGTTCAGACTGTCGAAGACAGAACGGTTTACAGCAACTCCATCTACGGCATTGAAAAGAAGGCGCTGCCGTTCCTTCTGTGCGCCACGAATATGCTGCTCCACGACATCGACAACCCTCGCATCATCCACGGCAACAGCCTGGAAAAGAATGTGCGTGAGTACAAGGAGAGCGACCGCTTCGATGTCATTTTGATGAATCCTCCTTACGGCGGCAACGAAAAAGAGGGCGTGAAGCAGAATTTCCCGGCTGATCTCCGCAGTAGCGAAACCGCCGACCTCTTTATGTCGGTCATCATGTATCGGCTGAAGCAGAATGGGCGCTGCGCCATCATTCTGCCGGACGGCTTCCTGTTTGGTACAGATAATGCCAAAATGGCAATCAAGGAAAAGCTGCTGTCCGAGTTTAACCTCCACACGGTCATCCGTATGCCACACAGCGTTTTTGCACCGTACACCTCTATCACAACAAACATCCTTTTCTTCGACCGGACGCATCCCACGACGGAGACCTGGTTCTATCGTCTGGATATGCCGGAGGGATACAAGAACTTCTCCAAGACAAAGCCCATGAAGTTGGAGCACTTTGCCCCGGCTATCGAGTGGTGGGACAACCGTGAGGAGATCACCATCGACGGCTTCGACAAGGCAAAGAAGTACACCGTCGAGGAACTGAAAGCACGGAGTTATAACATCGACCTCTGCGGCTATCCTCACGAAGAGGAGGAGATCCTGCCGCCGAAGGAACTGATTCAGCAGTACCAGGAGAAGCGGGCCAGCTTGAACGCCGACATTGACCGCATCCTTGCCCAGATTACCGATATCCTTGGCATCGACATTACGGAGGAGGGCGACGAATGACTGCGCAGCAACTGAAAAACTCCATTCTCCAGATGGCTGTTCAGGGCAAGCTCGTGCCGCAAGACCCGAATGACGAGCCTGCCAGCGTTCTGCTGGAACGCATCCGTGCGGAGAAAGAGCGGCTCATCAAAGAGAAGAAAATCAAGCGAGAAAAGAACCCCTCGGTTATATTCAAAGGTGCCGATAATACTCCTTATGAGAAAATCGGCGATGAAGTGTACCCCGTGGATACTCCCTTCGATATTCCTGATAGCTGGGAGTGGGTTCGATTTAAAGATTTAGTCGACTATTCGATGGGAAAAACGCCTCCACGGAAAGAGACGGAATACTGGAGCAACGGTACGCTCCCTTGGGTCTCTATTGCGGATTTGATGGCGGACGGGACTGTGACTGCAACTAAAGAATGTGTCAACAGCTTTGCGGCTGAAAAAACCTTCAAAGGGAAAATCAGCAAGGCTGGTACTTTGTTGATGAGTTTCAAATTGACGGTCGGAAAGGTGTCAATATTGGGAATCGATGCATTTCATAACGAAGCCATCATTTCAATATACCCGTTTGTTGATCCCGATAAGATAACTACGATGTTTCTGTTTGCTACGCTGCCGCTTCTCTCGCAAAGTGGTGATACCAAATCGGCAATCAAGGGTAACACACTCAACTCGGATAGTTTGGACGCCCTACTGATTCCGTTACCGCCAATAATGGAGCAGAAGCGCATTTTTGATAAGCTACATGAATTGACCACACCGTTGCTCGATTATGGTGCGGCGGAGCAAAAAGTAACTGAGCTTAATGTGAATTTCCCAGAGCGCCTCAAAAAGTCGATTTTGCAAGAAGCAGTCCAGGGTAAGCTGGTATCGCAAGACCCGTCCGACGAGCCCGCAAAGGCTCTGCTGGAGCGTATCCGGGCAGAGAAACAGCGGCTCATCAAGGAAGGCAAAATCAAAAAGGACAAGCACGAATCCATTATTTTCAGACGGGATAATTCTCATTATGAAAAGCGAGGTTCCGAAGAGGTCTGCATTGACGAGGAGATTTCGTTTGAAATCCCCGAAAACTGGGCATGGGCACGCCTTTCGTCGTTTGGCGTTTTCAATAGTGGAAAAACGCCCTCGATGTCGAACCCGCAGTTTTGGAATGGTAACATACCGTGGGTGACTTCAAAGGATATGAAGCGACCGGTGATTACAGACTCTGAAATGCATATCTCTGAGTTGGCAGCGTCAAGTATGCAATTGTACCCGGCTGGAACGCTCCTTCTGGTAGCCCGAAGCGGCATTCTGAAAAGATTGCTTCCTCTTTGCAAACTGGGCATTGACAGCACCATAAACCAGGACATAAAAGCGTTCTCGCTTTATGATATTGAGGTGTCTGAGTGGCTGTTCTACGGGATTAAAGCCTTTGAGCCATACATCCTCAAGGAACTGGTCAAATCAGTCACAACTGTAGAGAGCCTCAAATTTGATGAGTTTGCAGCTATGCTCATTCCTGTACCGCCACTGTCAGAACAGAGACGAATTATAGCTGCAATTAAAACAGCGATGAACCTACTGACACCCTTGTCCAGCAACCCGTTATTCTCATTATGAGAAGTTGGACGGTGTGGAGCGCTGTATCGACGATGAACTGCCCTTTGAGATACCGGGAAATTGGCGATGGTGCCGCCTTGGAACAATCGCTGCAGTGCTGGGCGGCAAGAGAATTCCTGCGGGCAGAAAACTGACCGAATACAACACGGGCCACGTCTATATCCGAGTATCAGATATGACGGATGGCGGTGTGTCAACCGACCGGCTAATGTATGTTCCAGAAGATATTTACCCCTCTATTTCGAGGTACATAATCAATAAGGCTGATGTTTTTATCACTGTTGCTGGAACGATTGGACGAGTCGGAAAAATCCCAGACGAGCTCGACGGTGCAAATTTGACCGAAAATGCAGATAGGCTTGTTCTCGCCGGCGTGAATCAGGATTGGCTCATTAAAGTCCTTCAGTCTGGGATGATTCAAGAGCAAATTGCAGAGGCAACAACGAAGGTCGGGCAACCCAAGCTGGCAATAGCCAGAATTGAACGATTTCTTATCCCGTTGCCGCCACTCGCCGAGCAGCACCATATCGTCCAGCGCATTGAGGAATTGCTCCCGCTGGTCAAAGGGCTGTAAAAGGAACACGGTATAATATCATAGTGAAAGGAGGTCTTTCACTATGATAGAAGAATTCGAAAGACACTTGAGAGGTACAAACCTCTCGGAAAACACGATATCTTCGTACCTTTTTGCCCTTCGGCAATACAGCTCGCAGTACGACGGTATCACAAAAAAGAACCTGCGGGCATATAAGGTGTGGCTGATAGAGAGCTACAAACCCAAGACCGTCAATCTGCGTCTGAGGGCAATCAACTGCTACTTGGAGAGCATCGGCAAAGAGAGCTGGAAAATGCCGTTTGTGCGAGTGCAGCAGAAAGCCTTTCTGGAAAATGTCATCAGCGAGGCCGACTATGAGTACTTCAAAACCCGCCTCAAACGGGATGACGAGCTATTCTGGTATTTTGTAATACGCTTTCTGGCCGCAACCGGCGCACGGGTCAGTGAGCTCATACAGATCAAGGTGGAACACATCAAGCTGGGGCATTTGGATCTATATTCGAAGGGCGGAAAACTCCGACGAATATACATACCCAAAGCCCTACAGAATGAAGCCCTTTCTTGGCTGAACGATAAGCACCAAGAAAGCGGCTTCATTTTTTTGAACAAATATGGGGATCGGATTACCACCAGAGGTATCTCCGGTCAGCTAAAAAAACTGGCAGTCCGGTACGGTATCGACCCTGTTGTGGTTTACCCACATTCTTTCCGCCACCGCTTTGCAAAGAGCTTTTTAGAGCGTTGCAACGACATCGCGTTCCTCGCCGACCTCATGGGGCACGAGAGTATTGAAACAACCCGTATTTATCTTCGCAAAACCTCAACCGAGCAACGAGCCATCGTTGATGAGGTCATAGACTGGTAAAAGGAAACCAGGCATACGCGCTGCTTTGGTGGCGTATGCCTGGTTGTTTTACAATTTCAGCACTACACTGAGTGCCGTATCAATGGCGCTGACAATGCGTTCCTGTTCGTGGAGTGGCGGTAACGGGAACAGAAGATTGTGGATTGCATTGGAGGATAAGCCCTGAATAGCGATACCTTTTCCACCAATCCAGCCAGCGCCTTTGTAAAGGTAAAAGAGATAGTAAAAGAACCGAGTACAGACGGGCACATAAGCTCGTAGCCTGTGAATATGATTCTGAATACGCATGGGTTTGTTGCTTCCCCAGATAGCAGCACGACCGATATCTCCTCCCTCACACACTAAGAGGTCGCCCTGTTGTACTGTACATTTATCGACCTCTGAATCCGTAAAGGGCATGGTTTTGAGATTATCCAAAACAAAACGATCCCAGTATAAGTTGGAGGTAGTGATATAGGTGAGCTTTTCACCGTCCCGATTTGAGGCGTTTAAAGCTTTTCCTGTGTTATGCTGAAAAACGGTTCCGAGCCGTACCCACTCCCACGAATCCGGTATCTCAAAGGGCAACTCATCGTCGATACAGCGCTCGGCAGCGTCCAACTTCTCATAATGAGAATTATCCCGTCTGAAAATAATGGATTCGTGCTTGTCCTTTTTGATTTTGCCTTCCTTGATGAGCCGCTGTTTCTCTGCCCGGATACGCTCCAGCAGAGCCTCTGCAGGCTCGTCAGACGGGTCTTGCGATACCAACTTACCCTGGACTGCCTCTTGCAGAATCGACTTTTTGAGGGCTTCTGGAAAAGCAGTATTCAATGAAAGCAGCTTTGTATCGGCAGCGGCGTATTGTTCCAGACACGGTGATAGGTCTGAAACCTTCTGGACGATACGCTTCTGTTCACTGACCGGAGGAACCGGAAAGAGTGACTGTAACACATCCTCTCTGGCGATGCCTGGGATCATGCTCTTTGCCGCCGCTTTCAGATTCTCAACAAGCGTATCCAGCACAAGCTGAATGTACGGCACATACAACTCACTGATTGGCCGAATGGCCAT